ATTTCCCATCGTTCACTCCTGTGCGTGGGGTTGGTTCGGCATTCACACACGCCTGTATGTGCGGGTATGTGCCTGATCTTCCTGCCAAAAGTGGCAAGTCGATCTGCTTTCAGTCTAGCACAACTTTCCCAAAAAATTGGCTCGATTGCCCCGAAGCATTTCCCAGATTCGGATGACCTCCAGAAAAAAGATCAGATCAAATAAATGGTTCGCACAAAAAGTCCCCCCCACAGGCGACCCTCCGCCCGTGCACATATATATATGGGACTCCTACTCTCTTACACCCCCCTTCCGAAAACCCAAAATAATATGAGTTGCTTATCCCCTCATGAAAATAATAGTTGACATGGTGTACATTTTGCTTTATACTCTGATATGAGTCTTAACCAATATAAGATTCATCTGTTTGGTGAAATTACGGGCTTGCTTGTTCAGCATGCTTTAATCTGATCCGGTAAGTCCGTATCAAACATTCAAGACCGGGGGTAATCATGAACAAATTTAACGAGATCATAGACACCATAGGGTTGTGGTCATTAGTGTTTACAGTCCCATTAATGATATACGGCTTTATGGGTAAGGTTAGTGATAAGCAGGCGGCTAAGGGCTACCCATCATATGATGAGATGCTTGCTGAAAATCACCAAAAAGCTATGCGGGATGCCGAAGCTAAGCTTAAGGAGCCGCAGACTGTACACGAGAAAAGTATTATTCCACCTCTTCAGCTAGTAGTACCAGAAGCTGAAAACTTTAACATACCATTAGAAGAGCTATTAGAAGGGAATCATGGACGATTATTATAATGGCATATTTCAACAAGCAGGCATATCTAGCTTGCGACAATAAAGCAAAGACAGCAGTCAGGTCGTATCTTGACTCCAAGGGTATATTAACTAATATACGGGAGGATTACGGCCCTGATATCCAGTCGTGGATCAACGTATCCCATGAGGTAGAGATTAAATCCTCGTGGGAGGATGAGTGGCCTACGAGCTGGAGAACTGTGCATATCCCTTATAGGAAGAAGAAGTACCTTGAGGGTGGCAGGCGAATTGCATTTTGGGTATTGAACAAGGATTGCAGTAAGGCTTGGCACATAGATGGTAGGCACATGAAGGAGGAGTACGTCAGGAATATACCTAATACAAGGTATCCTGAGGGGGAGAACTTTTATGATATCCCCGTTAAACTATGCAACCTAATAGAGATAGCAACATGAAGACTGAAATTAAGTTACTTGCAGATGTTCCTGTAGGAGAAGGACATATAAAGATAATGCCCCACTTTGATAAGATGTATCCACTGTGGCAGATTGATGTGTTGCAGGATTGGATCTTTGATCTTACGAATGAATATAATAAAAGGAAAGCCGCATGGCGTAGTGAGTTGAGGAATTCCAAAGCCAAATGAATGATCAGGAGAACATCAGGCGTATTATAAAAAAACAGACAGACCCTATAAAGATAAATGTACCATTGACAGATACTGTATTATCTAATTTAATGAAAGGTAAAACATACGAATTGACATTGACTCAGATTATCAATGCTGAAAGCGTTAATGTGTTATTGAAGGTATATGGCTTTAAAGGGGACAAAGGTGTACAAAAGGGGAAGCTGGGAAAGCGTCCCAGAGGTAGTGTCGGTAAATGGAGAGGCACATAACAGGTGTAACTATTGTGGTATGATCACGATACCAATTAGGGTACATGGTCATGAGCAATGTATTAACTGCGGTACTAATGTAGTGCCGTGCTGTGAAGGGGGACAATATGAAATCGATGCCTATTGGTAGGAAGAAAGTATCTACCTGTTTGGATGACAGCACTAAGGATCAGCGTAGTGAAGTAAGAAGGGAACTTGAGAAGAGGCAGAATCGCTGGCTCAAGGATAAGATTGAATCTGACAAGGAGCGAGTAAAGAGGTGGGAGGATGAGATTGCTGAAGATGATATAGCACCAATTTAGTACTATATGAGAAAACCTGTAAAGAAGCGTGGTAATAGCAATGCCACGAAAGTAACAACTGGATCTAAGCATGAAGCCAAGCATCACAGGGAAGTGATGAAGGCGGCAGTCAGGGTGGACTTTGAGGCTGGTATACTTACTAGGTCACAGATCTGTGAGAAGTATGGCTTCTGGCAGAGCACTCTGACTAAGTATGTTAATGCAGGAAACTGGCAGTATGCTTCCAAGAGGGAGGAGGCATTAACACATATGCATACACGGATGATACAAAAGTATGCAGATGACCGGGCAAATATTTCCCATCAGCACTTAGATGAACTTAATAGTTTAAAGGAGAAGGTACTTAATTCTAAGGATGCAAGTGAATTAAGTATGTGGTCGGCTAAAGCCGACACAGTGATGAAGCTCATACGTAGTGAGAGGATAGCTCTTGCAATGCCTAATGAGTACAAGTACATCGAGCAGAAGAATGAGAACGTATACAGGGTGGAAGATGCCCTGAAGGAACTAAACACACAGATGGGCAATAATGTCATAGAGGGGGAAATTATTGCCGAGTCAAACACTCAACCTATAAAGATGATTAACCATGCCGAAAATAGTAAGACCAAAAGTAAAGAACAACAATACGTCCAGACGGAAGAAAACAGTCAAGGAGCAGAAGCTTGAGAGTGATTCTATATTAGATTCACGTAGGCAGTTAGCAACTATGCTTGCCTGTGCTGCCGCATCTTGGAAGTCTGGTATTTCATTTCAGGAGCTGATGATGGAAGCCCATAAATCCGATACCTCCCCAGAAACATTTTGGCTGGAGATAGCAGATACAGTCGGAACTATGATATATATGCTGGAGAGTGATGCACTGGCAAGTACTCCAACAGTAGGAAGGGCTTAGCTATGAAGAGAAAGGGGTGTGCAGTATGTGGTAATGAGCTTCCTAGAAGGAGGACAAAATTTTGTTCAATGTCATGTGCTACTTATTATGAGATGAAACGCAGGGAAAAGCGTTTAAGTCTCAGGTCATTACTTCCTACAAGGGTATGTGTGTATTGTGGTGATAAATTTGAGCCGAAATCGGAACGTCACATATACTGCAAGAAGACCTGCTGGGGAATTGTTATGGCAGATAAAAGGAAAAAGAAGCGTGAACGGCATAGGGCACTAGGCATTGACAATACTGTATGGAATAGGCAGACTAAAACTATATTTGGGACAGCAGGTTCAGGTAATAAATGGAGGAAAACTGGTCAGTGTGGTCACAAGATAGAGATAAAAATACCTGTGGCACTGGTTAACACGGCCTCTTTTACGCCATCTGATACGGAAGAAAGAGTTGAGTTGAGAACAAAGGTGGAGGAGTACCTAGAAAATGGTGGCAAGATAACTAAGTATGGTGCTCAGCCCTCACTAATACAGGAAGAAATACTCCCATCGTGGCAGGTATCAGAGCATGAAGAGCAGGAGGCTGTCGATGATTACAGGGAAGAAAATGTATTTAATGGGTATTGACCCCGGATTCTCAGGGGCTATAGCTGTTTTAGATAAAGATTTAAAGATAGACTTTGTAATGGATATGCCTATTATAAAGGTAGGCAAGAAGCGTGAACTGGATGAAGCAAAGCTTGGTATGATATTTAAGATGTGGAAAGCTAAACCTATCACAGTAGGGCTTGAAAAGAGCCAGACTATGCCGAATCAGGGCATAGTTTCGAGTGGGAGGTACATGGCTTCATATGGCTTTCTTCGTGGTTTATGCGTAGGTAATGGAATACCTTATCATTTAATTCAACCTCAATCGTGGAAAAAAGTTATGATGCCTGATATGGGTAAGGAAAAAGGTGCATCCATACAGAAGGTATCACAGCTCTATCCAGAACTCTCACTTACACGAGTTAAAGATCACGGGATTGCTGATGCGGTACTCATTGCAAGATATTTAAGAAAAAATATATTGGATGGTACAGCAATCTCCGGCAAAGGATGATAAGGAGGCGATGCAGGAGCTGATGGATCGGCTTCAGGATCACGATACTTACTTCCAGTTTTGCTTAAAAATTCAAGAGTTAGGTACTAAAAGCCTAATCCCCTTCGTTATGAATCCTGTGCAGAAGATCTTGCATGGGATTGCCCAGAAACAGTTAAAGGAAAAGAACCATGTCAGGATAATTGTCTTGAAGGCAAGGCGATTTGGTATATCGACATATGTTCAGGCACGTATGTTTAAACGTGCAGCCACCCAGTTTAACCAGTTAGTGCATATCTGCACACATTCCAAGAATACAACTGCGGAAATGTTTGCCATGACGAAAGTTATGGAGCAGAACTACCCAACCTTTATCAAGCCGCTATCCCATTACTCAGGAAAGCAGGAGCTTACGTGGGGTTCCAGTGATGGTAAGGGTTTAAACTCTAGGTACGGCATGTCTACTGTAGAAGGGTCGGAAGTGGTAGGAGCCGGGATTGATATGTTGCATTGCTCTGAGGTTGCTCGTTGGGGCAGTCGTGCCCGTGAGTATGCAACTGGTATGATGAACTGTGTTGTGCAGGGATATGGAACAGAGATCTGGATGGAGAGTACTGCAAAGGGTGTAGGTAACTACTTTGAGAAGGAGTGGTGGCGAGCAGATAAAGATGAGAGTGGACTTAAAACTGTGTTCTTCCCTTGGTTTGTGTTTGATGAGTATAAGACTGAGTTAAGTGAGGAGGAGCTTAAGGATGATTCATTCTTGAATTCATTGGGTAAGAATCCCACATTTGGTGGTGATGAGGAAAAGAATCTACTAGGAGTTGAAACATCATATGAAACAGATGATGGGATGTTTGAGTTTAAGGTTACACTTGAGCATTTGAAGTGGCGTAGGAATAAGATCATATCCCCAGAGTGTCAGGGGGATCTGAATGTATTCCATCAGGAGTATCCTACTACTGCGAGGGAAGCTTTTGTGGCATCAGGCAGGAGTGCATTTGATTCGGTGAACTTGAGCAAGATGTGGTTTACTGCAGAGGAAAGGGAAAGGGACTTTCCACCTAAGCGTTTTGAAGTTCCAGTGAATGGTTTTCATAATGTAGGTGGTCTTGAGAAGATGAAGTATTTTATGGATCACAGGCTGGATGGGGAGTTCACTGTATTTAATCCACCTCAGGATGGAAGGCATTACAGGATAGGTGTCGATGTAGCGGAGGGGATAATGACTGAGACAGGGAATCCTGATTATTCTGTAGTTACTGTACTTGATGCAGAGACTTATGAGGAATGTGGCACATGGTGTGCACGTATAGATCCAGACCTGCTTGCATGGATAATAGTTACTATTGGTATATGGTATAACAATGCACTGGTTGCAGTTGAGAATAATAATCACGGGTTGCTTACATTGAAGTTTCTTTCATCTATCCATCATTATGACAATATATACGTTGAGAAGGCTCTGGATGAGCGAGGCCAAAGGCAGAAGAAGAGATTAGGGTTTAACACTAATATAAAAACTAGGAAGTTGATTCTTGATTTACTGCGTAGGCTTATACGTGAAGAGCAGATTGAAATATATTCTAAACCTACAATAGATGAATTGCAGACATTCGTTATACATAACAATGGTAAGGAAGCAGCACAGCATGGTTGTCATGATGATAGGGTCATGTCTTTAGCGATTGCCGCATATATGTGCTATATGTATCCTCATTTACCGGGGCCGGAGATCCCTATACAGACTAAGTCCCAGAGAAGAGAGTATTATGTAAGGGCTTAGATGGATACAAACAGGGGTTATAAAGTATGTGAGGTCTGTGGGGCTAAGTATGTCCCCAATAATTATCAGTATAAGAAGCAAAGATATTGCAGTAAGAAGTGCAAGAATAAGCGTCAATGGGAAAAGAAGGTTGAATCAGGCCACATAAGGAGGACTAAGGGTGGGTACAATAGGTCTACTTATATTAAAAAATGGATGGAAGCAAGACTTTCTGATAACACTGCCCCATGTCATTACTGTAAGGCTAGGTTGTCGCCAGATGATTTTGTACTGGATCACAAGATCCCTGTAAAGGTACTGAATACAAGGGATGAGATACTTGATGCAGATAATTTAGTAGTAGCATGTCGTGATTGTAATGCTGCAAAGGGGAGTATGAGTTATGAGGATTTTATGGAACGTATTGGTATGTAAAGTAATATTTATATTGACGGGCATATATCCCTTAAATAAGCTGATAATGATTAATTGTTAGAAAAAAAGATGCTCAGATCGCCCTGTATTGAAAAGAAATACTGTGACGAATACTCTAACACCCCCCTAATTTCCCCTCAAGAAGGTATTATGGTAAGTAAAATAAATGTTAAGAAGCATACAAAGCGTGGCACAGAAACTCGAGCTGATATTTTAGATACGATAGGAGGCTCAGGAGGCACAGGAGGGAAATTACTTCCTTCTCAAAAAAAGTCGTTGGCAAAAGTTTATAAAAAAATAAATAAGCGTGAAGCAAAGGAAGGTGTATCCCCAAGAGAAGATTGGGGGTGGCGAGGAAAAAAGAAAGTTAAAAGACCAGATGTATTGAAGTTAAGTAAAAAATCAAGGCCACTTAAGAAAACTAAGAGCATACTTTCAAGTCAAAAGAAAAAGAAGATAATTAAGCGTACTTCAGCCGCATTTGCAGCCGGAGCAGCAAGTCAATGGATTGATTATAAGGATTAAGAGCTACTTTGGCAGTAAGTAAAGTTCGACATAAAAAAGGCCTTCAACACGGGAGAGGTGGTACAGAGGGAGTACAGGCGGATCATTTCTTTTTAGCTGGAGGTATGACATCTCCGAAGAAGGCTTCAGCAAAAACGAATAAGAAGACAGGGAAGCAGTTGAAGAAGAAGAAGAAAAGGATTATGCCAAGTAAGTATAACAAACCTAGAGGGCTTAAAACTAAAAGGAGATAGATATGCCGGGATATCACGTACCTAAGCGTAAAGGGAAGAAAAAGAAATAATGGCAGAGTATGCAAAGGAAAGTAATCACTATATTACGTCTGATAGTGAAGACCAGCCGGAGGGATTACTTCCTGACACGTTAGGTTTATTGGTACAACAGCTTTATACAGAAGCTTCTTCCGATACTGAGCGTACAACTAAAGAAGAGATATGGGAATCAGCATGGCATGCTATGCGTGGTGAATTCCCAGATGTAGTATCTAAGGCAGTAGAGATTGCAAAGGAACGTGGTATATATGTAAACCTTACTAAGAGGAAGGTTCACGAAGCACGGACAAAGTTAATGAGTGCTACGTTCCAGCAGGGCAAGATTCCTTTTAAGATCAGCCCTTCACGAAGGCCGAAGTTCATGGTTCCAGAGGTGTTGCAAAGTGATTCACCATATGATGAAGCAATCCTGAGAGCTAAGAACTGTGAGTTAAAAATCAGAGACATCATGGATATTACTAACTATGAGGATGTCTTATCCAAGGTGATCAATGAGCAGACACTGTATGGTACGGGTGTTACCAAGTCAATAGTCCTCAAGAAGATTGACTTCCCACTATACCAGACAGCTTACGCAGATCCTTTAATGGAGATGATTGAGGAGGCAGTCGAAGCAGAAATGTATCCTCATGTCGAGTGGATCTCCGTTTGGGATGTATTCCCTTCCTCCGGCTCCACAGGGAAATCTGATTTAGACTGGGTAATTCAGAGGCGTTATATGTCTGCTCAAGAATTAAGGGCGATGGCAGAATCGTCTAATGGGGCTTTAGATGCAGAATTGATTGAAAGATGTATAGAAACGGGTGAGGGTCAGACAGTATCAGATATAGGTGGTACATCTCCTAAACGATGGAGTACCAGTTACGATAAGAATAAGAATTATTGTGTACTGGAGCTATGGCATAGGGGATTAGGCAGGATGGAACTAGCAGAACATATGGAAGTTCCTGATCAAAAAGAAGGTGAGCCACCAATTAATTTACCTGTCGTTGTTACTGTACTTGGTTCAAAGGTTTTAAGGGCTATCCCTAATCCATTCGATGGCAGGATACCATATGATTTTTGCTATTGGCAGGAACAGGAAGATAGTATTTGGGGTAGCGGTATATATGAGGCTATCCGTGACGATCAATCCATGATGAATTTTATTTATGGAATGATTGTTGAAGGGAAGACAATGTCATCGCAGCCAATGTTTGCGATAAACCCTAATGCCTTTGATAGTACGCAGGATGACTTCTATGATGTTTTCCCCGGCAAGATATTCAGGATGAAGACTGGAGAAAGTGTTAATGATGCTTTCAGACCAGTATTAATACCAGATGTAACAAGTGGGCTTGTAGATTTACTCAGGATAGTAGAAAGGAATACTGATCTATCATCAGGGCAGACACCCATAGGTATGGGGTCTGGGGCACAATACCAGACAAAGACTGCCACAGGAATGCAGATTCTCAATGAGAATCAAAACAAGTTAACGACAGGAGTAGTAAGATCACTTAATGCATTAGTTACTGCAAATGTATCTGCCATATACTACTGGTTAATGGCAGACTCAGATGACTTGTCTATTAAAGGAGATTTCCTTTGTCAGGCTAAAAGCTTTGATACATTCATGGCAAAGGAAGTTACCATACAACAGGTACTTCAGTTGATACAGGTTGTAGGTCAGGTTCCTGAGATGAGAGGAAGATTTAATTTTGAGAAGCTTGCCGTTCCATTAAAAGCTGGGTTAGGATTAGAAATAGATGGGCTGATTAAGTCTGAGGAAGAAGCAGCAGAAGATGCTCAGCAGGAACAACAGCAGGCAGTACAGCAGGCTCAGATGCAAATGGATCTGGAAAACCAGAACTATGAAGATAAAGCACTTGTAGATGAGAAGAAAGCAGTTGCTGCCGATATAAGAAAAGGAATCATACAGGAAAGACTCGCTAAAATTAAAGAGGGGGATTTAACTTTAAGTGAGAACCTACCTGATTTATTACAACAAACCTCGTTATTGTTGTTAGAGGAAATGCAAAAGCAACAGATGGAAGCTCAACAGCAACGTCAACAGCAAGAACAGCAAGCACAACAACAACGAGAAACAGAACTTCGTGGTGAAGATGTTCAAGAACAACAGAATCAAGGTGCAGATAGACAGGGAGAAGCTGGAGCACCTGCTCAGCCTGAGGGAAGATCCCCGATGGAACCAGCTCTCTGAATTTTTTGAGGACAGACTTAGACGGAAAGAGGACAGACTCTCTGAGAAGCCCCTCTATGACGGAAAGGAAGTAGCCTCCTTTAACGTACTAATCGGAGAAATAAAAGAAATCAAGAATATTCTTGACCTTGAAACATTTGTCCGAAATGTATTAACCCATAACGAAGAGTGACTTATGCCAGATGAAGCACCTCCTTTTGAGGGAGAAATGCTTGATTCTCAAGCAAGTAACGAAGGGGCAGATAGAGAAGATGAAATTGCTGAACTAAGACAAAAGCTTGATTCAGTAACAAAAAGTTATGAGGACTTAAGGCCACATGCAGATCGTGCCTTCAGTGCTCAAAAAGAAAAGGATGCAGAAAATCAGGACTTGCGAGCTAGGCTTGCAGTGCTTGAGCGTGAATCAGAAATTAATTTGCAAACTCAAAAACCTGATCCTTATTCCGATGAAAACTTTTTGTCTGAAGATGACCAAAGGGTAATGGAAGATTTTCCTGAGGTTATGCGAACTTCTGAGAAGTTAGCAGAGCGACTTGTTAATAAGCAGTTGAGTCAATTCAAACAACAACAAATAAATGATGTAGAGGACAGGATTAACAGGTATGTAGAAAACAAATACGAGGAACCGATTAGCACATTAAATCAAAAGTATGATGCTATATCGCAGCAATCGTATTTCGATGGCATACTTGGGTTCGGTGTTTGGCCTGCAATTGAAAACGACAGAGCCTTTATAGATTGGGTGAATGAAGATTCAATGCGTAGGCTGGGTATGACTCAGGGTGATAATGAGGCAAAGGCTCAGGTGATTCAATTATTCTTAAGTATGCAGGGTGATCAGCCCTATACCGGGAATAACAAACAGGATGTGAGAAGGCAACAAGCTTCTCAATTACTAGGGTCTTCACAACCTCAAGCCACAACTACAGATCCTACTCAAGGGCTTACAGGTGAAGCTCTGTTTAACTCATTACCTGACGAAGGATACTGAGTTAGAGTTTGTTCTTGCTCTACATTAGATTAATTTTTTAACATTTTAATAGAGTAAGATAATGGCTACAAACTGGACAAGTGGTGGTTCCAATGCAAACCGAGGTGCTACGGGTGTAGCATCCATTGCGGGAACTATGAAATACGGCTCCCTTGACGAAACGGAGGCGTTTAAAATCCAAAAAAAGTTTCTGGCGATAGCGAAGAGATCCATGATAATGGCTCGATTTGCTCAGAAGGAGACGAAAGCACAGAAGGAGGGACTTGAGGTACGATGGAAGCGATTTGAGAAATTCGCTCTGCCAATGGTTCCGTTGGCTGAGGGAGTAAAGCCTCCGGCTGACACGTTGCTCCAGACTATCATCAAGGTAAAACTACACCAGTATGGATCGTATGTTGCTACCACTGATGTATTAGTTGCCGCAGCAACTGATCCTATTATTCAACAAGTCACTGAGCGTCAGTCAATTCAGGCTGCCGAGCTTATGGACTTCATTACTTTTCTACATGCACGTTCTGGTACTCAAGCAGCTTATGCTGGTGGTACTACTCGTGCCACAGTAGATGCAGAGATTGGTGGAACGGCTGGTGATACAACTGGTTCAACTACTAATCTTCTCGATACAGCAGTCCGCACACTGGAGTACAATGAAGCTCGCAAGATTGCGAAGCAGATGACTCCATCTCCCAAGTATAATACTGAGCCAGTACCTGAGGCATATGTTGCCGTAGGTCATACTGACTTGCGTAAGGATATTGAAAAGCTTCCGGGTTTTATTCCTTATGTTAAGTACAGTAACAATGGTCAGCAAATGCTTCCGGGGGAATTAGGAAGTGTGGGTGTGATTAGATTTGTCCTGACAACTCAGGCAGCTCCGTTTGGTAGACAGCCAGATGGTACTGAGATTAAGGATACGCAAATCTCAAGGACTCAAAACTCAGCATACACTCCCGGTCATACAGGCCAATCATTTGGTACTACGGATGGGACTATTGCTGATTCCAGTAACTATGGTGAAGCTGGAGCAATTGAGGCAGAAGAACTTGGAGCAGCTATTGCTTCCCTCAAGCTTGTTACAGTTCCAAATGGTAACAACGTACAGGTATATCCTGTTGTTATCTTCTCAGCAGATTGTCTAGGATGTGTTTCACTTTCTGGATATGATGCTGTTATTCCTAAGGTTGTGATGCCACAGCCTGCAGTTACTGATCCTTTGGGTCAGTCTGGTTCAGTTGGTTGGAAGAGCTGGTATGCTTGCCAGATCCTCAATGAAGACTGGATCTATCGTATCGAGTGTGGTGCATCTACTATTAGTTAATAGATGTGAATGACACAAAGATTTCAGGGGTGGGAACCTCCTGCCCCTGTTTCTGAACAGGTTAGGGAAACTCAAATATTAGAAATTGACTATCATAAGTTTTGTGGTGGCAATGATACCCTAATAACAAATGCTTACTTTGATCATTACTTATATCCGCAAGCATTGCCTGAAAGAATATCAGTTGTTTTAACTGAACCATTCAAGGGAATTACAGCAGAGATATGTGTAGGAAGGGTAAGTAGAGTAAAGGAAGAAAATGAATTATATCTTAAATGGACTAAGTTACCGCAGAAACCACATTCGTTTCAGCAACGTCCAGAATCTTTATTTCTTCCTCCAGACGGATCAAACAAAACGATTCGGTTAACTGTCAGAATGAGGGGAGATAAACTCCCAACATCTGGCAAGATTTTATTTTTCATTAAAACAAGGACAATATCATGAGTGGTGAATTAGCAGGAGGATTACTTCCAACAGGGGAATATGGTCATACGTTAAATAATCCAATGTATGATTCAGGCCGCAAGAAAAGAGTATCTGTGCACAAAACTTTCCAAGAAGATATAGCTTTGGAAGTTGGCAAGGATCTTAAAACACCAGAAGGTTGGGGAGTTGTAGTAATTGGATATGGCGATGATCCTTCTCAGATGGGGCCAGTTACAGTCACATGGAATGACTGGGTACTGAGATTCCCAAGGAACTCTCGAAGAGCAATACCTCCGGGGCATTTCTCTGTACTTATGGATGCAGTTGAAACTAAATATCATCAAGCACAGGAAGGTGCACCTTTGGTTGGATATGAGGTTTGTAGATATAATGTGCAGGTACTAAAGACCCCTAAAGGTTCTAATGTAGATAAGGATAAGGTTAACGAAAAGGTCGAGAGAGTTGAAGTTGCATGATTGAGTTAGCTGATATTAGATCAAGAGTAGTAACTTTACTTCAGGATACCAGCTATACTCGGTGGACTAAGACTGAGCTGAATAACTATATTCATGATTCGTTGCTGGATTTAGTGAGAACTATTCGTCTGCCTACTGCAGAGAAAAGTTTAACTATTAATTCAACTACGTATCTTCTCAGTCTACCCACTAACTTAATGGACATAAGTGGTGGTTCAATTGATGGGAGAGAACTGCCAATAGTAACAACTTCAGAAATGAAGAGCCTAGCGTCACAGGGAAGGCTCCCTACAGTTATTAAAGATGGAGAGTACTCTATAACAGAAATATTTGGGAACCCTATATGGAGCAAGATAGAGGACTGGACTACATCTACGGGCACTCCTCAGGCTTTAGTAATTGATCAAAAGTCATCTAGTACAATAAGAGTCTGGCCTATCCCAACAACTGAAACTACAATAAAACTTACTGGGACATTGAGGCCGCCACGCATGAGTGATGAGGTTCCTTATACATTTCTTGATAACTCAGATCCATATGATCCTGTAACAAGATACATACAAAACTCACTTAATGGATGGACTAGCACTGATTTATTATTAGATGATTTTGGCAGGAACCTTACATTCGATTCTACAGTTCAGTCATTGACAGAAAGCACAGACACATTTTTAGTTATACCTACAGATTATATTACAAGTTGCGATATAGATTATGTATGGGTAGACGCATTAACATTTGGTGCAGTGGAGAGAGCATATCTTAAGGAACACGATTTACGGAATGTAGAGAAGAGTGAATACTTTAAGAATAAGAAACTCGCAATTACTGTTGATGCACACAGAACCGAACCAATTCATCCTGCTTCAATTACAGGTGGGGTAAACCTTAACAGATTTATAGTGAGAAGATAATGGGTGTAGCAGTTAAATTTAGAAGAGGAACCGCATCAGAACATTCTACGTTTGCTGGTTCTGAGGGTGAAGTTACAGTACAGAAGTCTGATTCTTCAGGTGATCCTTGGGATTTACGAGTTCATGATGGTTTGGGGGGAGCAGGTCATCTTGTTCCTTCAGCAGATAGTGTAGCTACTTTAAATAATAAAGTACTTAATAACTCAAAATTTACTGGAACAATTAGTGATAACAGTGGGAATACAATTGCAACTATAACTGGAGGCAAGCTTGTATTTTCTTCTAATACAACAACACTGGATACTCCAAGCATTGTTGATCAGGGTAGTACTGTGCCCCTAGAGCAAATGGTTGCAAGAGTTGCCAGAAAGAACCAAATGATACTAGGAGATTAATATGGCAGAAAGGTACAGACGATTTGTAAAGAGTATTCCTGCTGCAACAGCAACCACAGTTTATACTGCACCTGATGATGGGGAGACTTCACCGGGAGCAGCAGAGTCTGTAATAATAGGCTTTCTTGTTGCAAGCACATCAACTGAAGCAGGGGAAGTTACAGTTGAACATACGAATTACTATGATGGAACTACGATTAAAATCATGGATACAATACCTCTGCCTGCAGATACAAGTGTTGATTTAATACCGGGGAAGCTTGTATTACAACACGCTAATAACAATGCAGAAACACCTGCTTTAACAGGTGATATATTAAAAATTACATCCTCTAAAACATGTGATGTCTTTATATCAGTAGTAGAAAGGGTCTAAATGTCTAAGAGTCCAATTTATATAGGAGCAGGAAGCTCCAGTCTAGCTAATACCGCAGCATTAGGAATCATAGATGATTCTGAGGATATAGCGAAGGAACGTGCAACTGCAGCTTATTGGGCTAAGAAAACAGATGGGACTGTAATTGATCAGGTTTCTGGAGCAGATAGTGGAGAAGGTTCAGCAAAAGCTTATGCAGTTGGTGGTACAGGTGTAACAAATACTGCAAGTAGGGGAGCAGCAAAGGAGTGGGCAACAACTGTTGATAGTACAGTTGATACATCAGAATTCTCAGCTAAAGAATATGCACATGGAGATGCTAATTCTGGTGTGCTAACTACTGGAGGTTCGGCAAAAGAATGGGCAATGTCTCAAGGTGTTGTGTCAGGTTCTGGGGACGCCAATTTGAGATCTGCAAAAGCATGGGCACAAGATAATTTAGCAAATTCAACACAAGGTGGTTCTGCAAAGGATTGGGCCACTAATACATCAGGAACAGTTGACGGAACAGAATGGAGTGCTAAAGATTATGCTGCTGCAACAGGAGCAGATGCACCAACTGTTGGATCAGCAAAGGAATGGGCAAAGACTACAGGAGAAGTAGTAGCAGATTCAGAATATTCAGCAAAAGAATGGGCAACGGGAACAACTCCAACTGAAGGTACTGCAAAGCAATGGGCTTTAGGAGGTGGTGAAAATTTTACTCTGCATACAGTTGTTTCGGGTTTTGATAAATCTGCCAGATCTTATGCTGCAACTGCTGAACAACAGTATGATCTTACAGTCTCCAAGTACAATGATTTTGAGGATCTGTATTTAGGAGATAAACATAGTAGTATTACTGCATTAAGTGATTATACACCCACACCATCTGGAGCATGGCAGGCAAGCCAAACATATACTGGTGTTGAAGCTACAAGCACATCTGGTTCAGGTCAAATTACTGGAACGGATAAACATACATTTGATATAACTACAGATGGATCAGGTAATCCAACATTTGCTAATACTGCCAGTTGGGGAAAGAATTTTAATATAGGTGACACACTTCTTTATACTGATCCGGGCAGTACATCTAATACAGCAACTATCACAGTAACTAATATTCATCCAATATTAAATAATCGGAATGGAGGATTAAATGATGGAGCAATGTATTGGAATATCGATAAAAAGACAATGTGGGCTTATGATACAGTTAGTACAAGCTGGTCTGCATTTAAGCCAACTGCAAGTGATCAAACCCAGATTGATATACTAACAAATAAGTTTGATGGGTCAACTACAGCATCAAGTGGAACTAATCGTAATATTAAACAGGTTGATGTAGTTGCAGATAATGTAGCTAATGTAAATACAGTTGCAGGTATAAGTGCAAATGTAACTACAGTTGCAGGTATTAGTAGTGATGTAACAGCAGTTGCAGGAGATGCAACTGATATAGGAGCTGTTGCTGCCAGAGATACAGAAATAGGTTTATTAGGTACAAGTGCTATGGCAACTGCATCTACTGGTCATTTAGCTAGGTTGGGGACTGCAGATGCAACAGCAGATATGGCATTGCTTGGAACTGCTGATTGTGTTGCTGATATGGCACTCTTGGGTACTTCCGATTGTGTAGCAGATATGGCTATATTAGGCACTACTGATGTTGTTGCAGATTTAGATACAGTAGCAACTAATATATCTGATGTTAGTAACTTTGCAGATCTATACCAGATAGACAACTTCTCTCCATCTGCACCATCAACTGATGGGGGAGGTAATGCCTTAGCTGATGGAGATTTGGCATTTGATAGTACAGCTAATAGGTTAAAAGTTTATGATGGATCATCGTGGACTCATGTTGGGCTTACTACAGCAGAAACTCAAACTGAAGCTAATAACGCATCCGTTGCAATGGCAATTGCACTCGGCTGATATTAAAGGATAAATTATGGCAAATGCATTTAAAAAGAAAACATCAAAAGGAGTGGGTACTTCTCTGACGCAAGTTGGTTCGTATGCTGTTCCTTCTTCAACGGAAACGACAGTAATAGGTCTGTCTGTCTCTAATGTGACTGGGAGTTCAGTTGATGTTGATGTAGCTTTATCAGCTACAATGGCTAATACAACCAATGATATATCACTAGGAACTAGCATTCCTGTCCCTTCAGGATCGACAGTCGTGCTTGTTGGTGGGGATCAGAAGTTGGTGATGGAACCCACAGATCTTATTAAGGTTAAATCATCAGCCGCATCAAGTGTTGATGTGTGTATGAGTATATTGGAGATTACATAATGGCCTACTTAGGAACACCACCAAGATCAAGAGTATTATCAAGTGCCGATATAGATCCCGGTTCTATATCTCTTGATGACATTAGTTTTACTGACCAGCCTACAAACCTTAATCTAACAGGAACGTATGATAAACACACCATGCGTTTAGCTGATGGAGTTACAGTAGTTGGTGATGTCACCATATCAGACAACCTTATACTCTCAAAGATATCGGATGATGGGAATGCCATAACCCTGACTAACGATACTAGTACACGTACCATAACAGGTTCAGGGAGTCTTGAGGCCAGTACACTTACGCAAACACCGAATGCTTCACTCACTGGAATGACAGGAGAGTTAGGAACAGGAGCAACCCTTGGGAGTGCTGTTACTGGTAGTCCAAATCTTAATCTTGGTAATGCTACGTTCCCAACAGGGCATGTGATAAAAACTGAAAATACTAGATTTAGTGGTAGTGTTTATACAACTACTACTAGCTGGACATCATCTCCATTTAAGGCTTCAACTAGTATTACATTTACACCAACATTAGCCTCATCTGATATTTTATTAATAGCAACTTTTATGTCATACACTGCCGCAACTTATGGGTATTATGATTTTTATAAAAACGCTTCAGATGTTACCGAAACTTATAATCTTTCTGGAGTGACTTATGGAATATCAGTTGGGCATGATAAATGGCAAGGTCAAACAATGGTTTATTTAGATACTGTTCCAGAGAACTCAACAAGTGAAAAAACTTATACTATTTCAGCAAGGGCACATAATGCCTATAATACTTATATTGGCTTTGATGCTGGTTCTAGTATGCAATCAATAACTTGTATGGAGATCGCAAGATGATAAGTCAAAAACCAAAGATTTATGATGCAATTAGGGAATTAGTTGGAGGTAATTTAGCAGGGGATACAGATAGTTTTGAATCTACGCAATATCTTGACGGTCAAAAACCTCCAACAAAAAAACAAGCAGAAGATAAACTTACAGAACTTCAAGCAGAATACGATGCCCTAGCCTATTCAAGAAAACGTGAGGCAGAATACCCCTCTATACAAGAATGCGTTCATGCAATCCTAGATGATGATCTGACTGCCTTACAAGAGAAACGACAAGCAATTAAAACAAAATATCCTAAGAGTTAAACTATGCCAGACCTAATTATAAAACCTCAGACAAATTCTGGAGACAGGCTAAGACTCCAAGACCGAACAGGTACAGATGTCCTCACAACTGCAGACTCTGGGGCTACTATTGCTAATGCAACCCTAACTACACCAACGATTGCTAGTATGGCAAATTGTACGTTTCCAGCAGGGCATCCAGTAGCTGAAACTTTTTTTACTCAAAGTTCAGATAGAGTTTATATTAGTGCTTCTGGTTCAGATACAATAATTAGTGTTGCATGTAATTTTGTTTCTACAAGTAATAAGATGCTTGTACTTGCTAGTATTGGTGGGAATGTGATTGGTGCTGGTGGAGAACTTGATTTAGAAATTCAGGATGGATCATCAACTTTAAGAGATTTTGCCCAATGTATGCGTTGGTCATCTGCAACATCAATTTCAACTTTACGTAATCGAGTACAAGTTAGTATTGTAGACTATTTAACAGTTCCTTCAACTGGTAGTGTAACTATTAGTATAGTTGGGAAACCTGCTACTCAAGATTTTGAATTTCAAGATGGGAGCCAAATATCGACATTATTTGTTCAGGAGATAAAATCATGATTACAATAGCAGATGCGATTAAATCTTTAGTTCCAACTGCAATATTCTCAATAATAGGTGATGATTATAAAGGTATTGATTGGCAATGTGACGATAAAAAGCCAACAAATGCCGAAGTAGATGCAGAAATAAAAAAATTACAAGCAGAATATGATGCAAACGAATACCAACGATCCAGAGCATCAGAATACCCAAGTATCCCAGATCAGCTAGATGAGATTTATCATAATGGCGTTGATTCATGGAAAGCAGTAATTAAGAAAACAAAGGATAAATACCCGAAAGGATAAACTATGGCAGATTTTATAATTAAGAGTGCCGCAGGAACAGGCAACAAAACTTTAATACAGGGTCAGGATCAGTCTGGCAGTAACTATGCCATACAGGTGGGTGATGCTGGTGCTTCTACTCTGCATAATGCAACTCTAACCACTGCAACGATAACGGCAGGAACATTTCCGGCTGGTCATGTTTTGCAGGTTGTAGTAAGTGATCATGGTGGGTATGTATCTCACAGTAATCAAGTTTGGACAGACTGTCACGAAGTAACTATTACTAATGTTAAATCTGGTAGCAAGGTAATCGTTACAGTTGCAATAGGGGGTGCTTTAACAGAAAATTCGGGAACTGTAGGCTTCCGCATTGTGGATAGTTCTGGAAGTGTTTTATCTCAATCTCAATCGTACACTGGTGGTACGAGTAGCTGGCATGGGGCAGTTCCTACATTAATAGGTACAGATACATCACCTAGTGTCGGGACTAATAGTTATAAACTTCAAATGCAACCAAAGAGTACTGTATCAGGTTACTATAATTATGGCTATTCAACTGATTTTGATACTAAATCTTTTTATCAACTAATGGAGGTATCAGGATGAAGCATTTAGATTCTATTATTAGACAACAAAATCCTTCTGTTATAACAATTAGGGATTTTAAGGAATTTAAAGATATTAATGGTAATGATGTAGTCGTAGATATGGAGAAAGCACAAGCAGAGTACGATGCTCAAGCCTATGCCAGAGCAAGACAACCCTTGTATCCAGACATTGGAGATCAACTAGATGACCTCTACCATAAGGGTGCATTTTCTACTGAGATGGCGGCTAAGATTAAGAAAGTGAAAGACGATAATCCCAAAGGATAACTCATGTATATAGGAAACGATTTAAGTCGAGGTAGAGTAGAAACATACTACTACACATCCACATCTGGTGGTGAAACAGCAATCACCACTGATACCAGTGGCAAGACAATTAATTATACTGTTGGTTGGGTAGCAGTCTATTTGAATGGTGTACGCTTACATGACTCAGACTTCACTGCAACCACAGGTAATTCAATCACAGGTCTTGCGGCTCTATCTCAGAACGATGTCGTAATTATCGAGGCACAGCACACGTTCAGTTCAAGTGATGCAGTCCCAGCAACAGGAGGAAGCTTCTCAGGGAATGTCTCTTTCGGTGATAATAATATAACCAACGTAGGTTCGTTAGCCTTAGATTCTATATCGGCAGATGGTACAAGTATTACAATTAGTTCCGATATGGAAACAGCAACAAATAAAAAGATTAAACAGAAAGGACAGTTTATGGAAAACTCATTTCACCAGTCTTGGGTATTAGGAGGATAGTATGGCTATAGCTAGAGGAGCAGGAACAGAAATAATTCGGACACATCTTTTTGAAGATATTGCGGCACCAGTTCAAAAATTAATTATAGGAGAGCAACATCATATATATACAGTTCTAAGTGTCATTTGCCACTGTAATGCACGATCTGGTACAGAAAATGGGTTCCTTAGACTTAACGGCTATGATGCTGTAGGTGGTACTACAAATAGCGTACATAAAATATTTGTTTGTCCTACGCCAGCTAATGAAACTTATGTCTGGAATGATAAGTTTAGTTTCAATGGTTTTGAGCCAGCTAACTTTACAGGGCCAATGGATGATACAACCAAACAAAATGCAATAGCAGATCAAGGGGGTGTGGCTCAATTTTTAACATTTCAGACAGATAGTAATAGCACAGAATATGACGTTATAATTACCTTCATTGACCAGAACAACGCATAGGAGATTAGCATGAGTGGATTAATTGGAGGAGCAGGAAGTAAGTCAGGTGTTATAAAAAGACCATCTTCTTTTCAGGCAAGGGGTGAAGCTGGTTGGGCGGCCATTTCTCAGTATGATATTGTTCCATTTGATGATGTTAGTACTGGTGATTGTTTTGATGTAGGTGGAGATTATAACACAACTGATAAAAAATACACTGCACCTTTTGCTGGCAGATACTGGTTTTTCTTTAATTGTTATACTGCACAGAACGATACAAATAATGGATTTACGTTCAAGAAAAACGGAACTCTTGTCAATCTTAATGATTCAAGTTCTAACGAACTTTCATTCGGCCCTGAAGGCGATTCAGGAGATATAATTCAGCACGGTGGCGTTCCTATGACTTTAGCAGGAGGAGATTATATCCAAGTTTGTACTGCTCATGCTTCTGATTTTCATGGCTCTTATTCTGCTTGGGGCGGATTTTATATTATGGAGGCATAAATGAAAAACAATTTAATAAATTTTTTAGATTTAAAAGAATGGGAAAGTGAGCATTCTTCAGTATGGAGAGAAATACTTTCTCGTTGGGGAGAAGCTGATTATGCTGATGATACTAAAAGAGCCGCTCATAAAGAAACCTTAAAAGGTGAATGGGAAGCATATCAATATGGAAGAGATAGACAAAAATCTTATCCAGAAATTGGTGATCAATTAGATGCTTTATACAAAGCAGGAGCATTCCCCTCAGATATGGAAGCAGAAATAAAAAAAGTAAAAGATGACAATCCAAAACCAACGGAGTAACACATGACACGAGCAAGAGATATAGCAAGTGGAGCAGATTTTTCAACTGGCATGGATGCTGGTGAAGTATTACCACACATAATCCCCGGTGTGCTGTATCCTGCGGTTGCTGACAAAATGGTTGATGGCACTACTTCATTATCTGCAAGTACAACTGGCCCAAATAGTTCTACTGTTACTTCAAGTAAATATGGAACAGTGCAGTCAGACGGAAGGATGTACTACTACACAGACATCAAGGGTAGCAAGCCGATTAAAGACCCACGGATAGGTGCTCATTTTGGTAGTCAGAGACATAAGTTTAAGTCATTGCAATTACTTGAACAAGAGACTGCAACACATGGATCAAATGTTTATTCAATAGATGGTAGAGAGTGGGTTAGGGCTTGTGGTGACAAATGGGTTATGTTGAATAATGCACATGGGAATTTTTTAGAAAATTCAACATCCTCAATGGCAGACGATAATCATTTTATTGAGATTGTTGGTTATTTTAATGATGCAAATGTACTACATTGGCCTTCTGGAACTAATAATGATCAATTTGGTATTGCTATAAATGGTGGCACAAGACAAAACAATGATTTAGCTGTTGGTGTAGCTTCACCTCTATCAAGTAGGTTTGTTGACTCTGCATCAGTTGTAAATGTTACATTTAATGCAACTCCAACATTGGGTATCAATACTTTGCGAATTAGTAACACAAATGGTGCTTACTACTCAAACTATGGAGTAGAACTAATAGCCCAAGACACCTCTTCAACTGCAAACAAATCCAAAATCCAGATACCCTCACAGAATGTAGTCAGCTACGGAAAGAAGTTTACTGTAAGTGGTACACCACATTATGATCCTTTTAATGGGTTCACCAATGAAACAGATAACCATAATACATATATTGATTATGCTACTTCATTAGGAACAGATGGATGGAAAAATGGTTCTAATTACTACAGACCCTACAATGGTGGAAGAGTAGTTAAATGGGTTGCTAGTGATGGAACAATCAAGACATCAGTAAACATGATGCCACCTAATGCCCAGAATATTGCTGGTACTGCAATATCTGCAAAAGCTAATGCATCTGTTGCAAACAATACTTATTTACCTACATTTTCAGGAGCAATAGACCATTCACTCTCTGAGGTTGCCAAGACTTTCCATTGGAGAGAGTTTGGTAATGGTGCGGTAAATGGAGGAACAGAAAGAGCATATTGGGCAGATGCAAGTATGCTTTCTGGAGCTGCCGATGATATTGCATACGTTATGGATGATGGTCTTACTTCATTAGGGGCAGACGATTATTATCTTAATAATGCTTATGGTCTTATTAGAAATGCTACTGGCAAAGATGCTTTTATTACTTTTATAGGTACTGGTATAGCTATAGATGGTCATGATGGCACAAACGATACTGCTCCGAAAACTGTAGTTCAAAATCTTCCGTATGGAACTCATATTTTTAAAATAGAAGTAAACGATTCAAGCACTTCTACAGGAAAATGGTATGTAGACGGGGTTGAGGTAAAAGATTGGGATGCTTCAACTGGTAATAATATTTACGAACAAGGGCCAAGAGCAGATATATCCTTCCACCAACCCAAGAAACCACCAATACCAGAGGATGCAGTAGTGCTGGCAGACTATATGCTAATGGCAGATTTTGTAAAACAAACGGCAAAATCTAATGGTACAGAAATTAGCAAAGGAGTCAGAGCTTTATCTGCAACAAGGGATGTTTTTTATGATTCATCTGCAGCTTTTAATGCTACTCCGGCAGTAGAAGTTTGGGTGGCTCCTCCATTTGGTTTTAATGGTGTTCGTGCTGGCACTGCTACTATGACTGCAAAATTGCACTTTTTTGGAACAGATGTTGTTGCAGGAATAGCAAATTCAGAACAATCTCATACTGTAACATTCCCCGGTACTACTGCAAATACTAAAACTGCTATTGGGGCAGGAGCGAATGCGGGAGGTGATACTGGTGATCTTTACACTCTAGCTGATTCTGCAACACTAGGTAATAATGAGGTAATTTCAACTATTCTTAATGGTGGATATAATTTTACTCAATATCATTTAGCCTCCCCAATCCACACAAGTTTCCACTATCAGACCTTTGAAACACCTTACCTACATGAGTTGGTAGGTGGTGACAGGAATATGGAACAGACTAACTTAGTTGTTACACCAGACGGTAAGACTTGGGATGAGGTTACGAGGGATACGAGTTATATTGGGCCAAGAGTTGAAATGCATTGTGCAAGAGAAGGAGGTCATGTAACTGCTGGCAATATATGGTTCGGTGATTATTGGAGAGGACTTGAGGATGGAAAAGACCATTATAATAAAGGAATTGCGATAGCATACGATAGAATTATTATTCTTGAGGATGGTTACTATGAAGTTTCATATCAAAATTATTTTCATGGGGATAGTGGAGTTGTAACTATTCTAAAAAACAATACTACTGGTGGTCAAGATAATGGTAGGTTGATGAGGAGAACGTCTTCTGATGATACTGTGCATGGCATGAGAAGGTGGCATTGTAAAAGAGGAGATTACATTACTGTAAGAGTTGATTATGGTACTGGTAATGTTGCTGATGGAAGTAGTGTTGGTTATAACGAATTTAGAATTATAAAAATAGGTTAAATATGTTTATATCACACAAAAGCAACGTACTCCAGCAAGTTCACGAACAAGAGTGGCAATGCAGGAGAAAAACTAAAGGGTTAGACAAACCTGAGTATTGGGCTTGGCTTGCTACAATCACTTCTGGTGATCGACATCCTGTAGTGGACTACTCAGGTGAAACTGGTTACACGATAGTTGAATGCACAGATGAAGATGTGTCTGCAAGACTTGTTCAGTTAAGTGATTACCAAGCAGAAGGAGTCTACAACATCAAATGGTCAGATAAGAAAACTAAAGTAACTGTTAATGATATTGAGATTGAAACTCATTTTACTGGAGATGACACTGCAAAGGATGCAAGGCTACTGGCAGATAAGTGGGATAATGTAAGGAGAGAGAGGAATAGAAAACTAGCAGAGACAGATTATCTTGCACTCTCAGACAACACACTTTCAAGTGATATGGAAACCTACAGACAGGAGTTAAGAGATGTACCAACTCAGAGTGATCCTGATGATATTACATGGCCTACTAAACCAGAATGATTGAGTTGTTCTTATGGAAATGGGGGTTATATATATTAATCATATACGGCTTCATAGCAAATGCGTGTGCTACTCCGCAGAATATAGGTTACTGGGAGGCAGATAAACCTTGGAAGGGAACTATACAGGCAAACAAATTTAATAAAAGTCCTTATTGGGAATGCATAAAAAATTGTGATGAATGAGCAAAAAAGTTCACAGATCATTATTAGGAGGTGGTGGTGATCCAGTCGAGAATAGAAAACTTCTTAATTTCTGGGCACGTTATACGATTGCGGTTGCAAACGCAGTTACGTTCTTGGTCTTATTATGGCTACTGTTTTATGCAGAGGTTAAGGAAACTTCACGTGATCTTGTCAATATATTGGTCGGCACATATGTTGCCGTACTTGTTAAAATTACCGATTATTTCTTTCGTGAGAAAAGGGATGCAGAACATGAAGAATCTAATGGGGAAAAATAATGCCAAATAATGGGAATGGAAGTGCATTAACTGCTGCTACAGATCATGCTTTAGTAAAAACTTTTACACCTTTAGTTGTAGCAGGATTATTGGGAATCGTAGGATGGCTCTTTAGTACTGTATTAGATTTGGAAGAAACAGTTTCTCAGCATTCAATACACTTAGAACATTTACATGAGGCTGAAAATACATTTTCATATCAGATGAAAGAGCTAAAAGAAATTGTCACAAACATCCGTATTCAAGTAGGAAAAATAACAGCACACTAAATATGGGACAACCTATGAGCGTTAACAATATCCTTCTTGTAGTTGGCAGTTTAGTTATTGCCAGCATTTCATGGTTACTGGTAACAGTCTCAGAGTTAAGTGGGGATGTTAAGGTAATCAAGTTTCAGGTTAATCAGAACTCTGAAAAACTTAATTCACTTACAGGAGATAATTAGATGGTAGGTCTATTAGCCCCTTTAATTGGGGGTACAGTAAAAACAATGTGTATGTCGATGCTTAGCGAGAAGCTTCTACAGCAGGTAATTTTAATACTCTTAAGAAGGCTTGTTGAATCTACTGAAAATGAAGTTGACGACAAGATATTACAAGCCTATGAAAAGAGTATCAATGGTTAATAGCTCCCGAAAGGTTCTATTATTACTCGTAGGCATTTTGGTAAAATTATCATTGCAGGGATAGCTATGCACATTACACAGAACTTTACGACAGACGAGATGGCTTGCACTTGTTGTGGTAAAGCTGACATGGATGAAGAATTTATGAAGACCTTACAATCTATTAGGGATGAAATGCAACGTCCATTAAAGGTAACATCTGGATACAGATGTGAAAAACACAATGCAAGGGTATCAAGCACTGGAAAGAATGGGCCTCATACATATGCAAAGGCAGCAGATATATTAATCTCTGGTGCAGATGCAATGAGACTTTTTGCAGTCGCACAAAAACACGGAGTTAGTGGTGTAGGAATGAGCCAGAAAGGTACTCATTCTAAAAGGTTTGTTCACCTTGATATACTATCTCCAGACGAAGGGCCAAGACCTACAGTATGGACATATTAAAATGGGCATTACGCTTGAATTGGATTGTGGCCTTGTTGTTGACTTTGAGCCTGACTTCGAGTTGCCAACAAACCACTCAGATAAAACCAAAGTACAATGGCAATTTCGAGACAATAGAAATACGGAGTCTTTGGCAAGTGTGCTCAGTGAGCTGGAGGCACAAACATCCATACATGACGCAGATATTAGTTTGGCAAATTTGCGATTGTTATACGGATACAATACGTGAGAAGCTTACACCTGAAGAAGTTCAGAGGGAAGAAATAATAAAAGAAATTAACCTTACAAAACTATTAGCAGATAAATGCAATCCAAAGGTATTCCCTCAGAATCCTACGTGAGACAATATATAAATAATAAAGGGGTTGTGATAGATGCCAAGGAATGTACTTAGACAGTTTACTGGTGGGATATCTAATGAGATTGATCCCCAGAATTTACGTGATGACCAAGGAGAAGAAGCTCTTGATATAAACTTAAAGGGCTTTGCCCTTGAACCCGGTGACGGGCTTGAAGAGCTGACTGATGCTGGTCATTACCACTACCGAGGTGAGTGGATACGTGACTCAGAAGCGGTGTCTTTTGAGGAGTCTGGTATTGGTGTTGTTAAAACATACAATAATAAAAGACCAAAGTTTGAAGAAATAATTAATGATGAAGAAAACGTATCTAGGAATCTTGGGCCTTCACTACCTCCTCAGTCTATTATTACAGGTTCTGTTGTCTCAGAAGGCTCTAGGGGACTAAGACCTGCAGAAGGATCACACCTACTAAAGCTAGATTCAGATAAGTTTGGTGCAGTAGATACAGGTACAGCATCAAACACCCCTCCTTATAGTGATGCCCCATCCTTAGAAGAACACAGGGCAGATTCTAACACTGATGATAAAAAGATTTACTACTATAGTGGTCAGCCTTACTGGATAGATGATAGTACATCTGACTGGAAGGTTGTTACTCGTCAGCCAGATGGTTCTGGGGGATGGACTACTAACTTAATACAGTCTGGAAACCTCACTAAACATAGTAATGGTTTTCTTTTTAAGGAAAACTATTTCATTTGCTGGGATGCTCAGTTTATAGAAACTGTTGCCCTTAGTAGTTCCTCAATGACTGTAAATACGTTTGATACACTTGATGCATCACAAGGTGGAGATGCAGGAAGCCCCTTCAACAAAACCACAGGTGCAACAGGTACTTCAATTACCAGCCTTGATGTATGTAATGGAGTTATAACATTTGCTCAGGAAATACAAACCTCAGACACAGCTCCAAGTGCATATACAGATAGTGCTAACGAAAGATGGATACTCCCATTAGCATATGATTCTATATTATTCTTACTTAGAGATGGGAATAAAAGTGAAGGAGATGGAAGTGGTGCATATAATGCTGGTTCTGATGAGGTAGAGATATATGCAAAGTCTGGCAGTAATCCTCCAGCCAAGGTAAGTGGTGGATATGCAAGCTGGCAAACTCCTAGATGGTGGGCAAAGGGGCAATTTGATAATGGTTATGGAGTAGGTACTCATCAGTATGATAGGAATGTTGAAGTAGGAATAAAATGGTGTGCAGTTATTCATAAGGCTAATGAGTGGGCAATGGTTAAATATGTTGGAACTAATAAGCCTGATATATTTATGTTTGGTAAGAAGGGAGTTAGTCCAAAAGATTCTGACATAAAGAATATTTCTGTAACAGGAGATATGAATGTTACAAAATCTGTATCCACTTTGACATCTGGAGATATCCCCGGACTTGTCAGTAATTCATATCCCAGAAGAAATTACTATACTGTAGAGCCTACAATTACATTGTCTATTCCTAAGTATGGAGTAACAAGAAAGTATGTTAATAACACCTTACCTAAAGGTACTGTAGGAACATGGACTCATGAACTATATCATAGGTGGAATAAAACACATGATTACAGAATTTTAAATCAAAGAAAATTCTATAGCTACCATTTCTCTACTTATACTGGTAAGAAAAATATCACGTTTGGAAGATGGGATTGGTATCATGGTGTGTATCCTTTCTATGACGATATGACCATAGATAAGAAGAGAACTTGGACTATGGAACATAATGAGGGAAGTGCTCATCCTGACCAAGAATTAAGAGTATCAAATAAAAGATTAAAACAAAATAGCACTTCTAATACTATTGGGTCAACTGGATATTCTAATACAGTTGTACCTACTATACAAAGGCTGTGTAGTTATAGTCCGGGTGGTTCATTGACATTACAAACTAACTTTCCTAAGTCAAGGTTGTGGACGAAGGCAGTAATAAATGCCAGTGAAAAGAGCATAGCATTTGCTGAAGCATCAGATAAAGCATTTACAGTTGGAGATTTTATTAAAGTTCAGGCAAGGGCATCACATCTTCATAGGACATTATCATGGAATCAGTCTTTTAGAAGGTGGGGTGATGGCATACAGATAAAACCACAGGGTGGCAGAAAGTATGCTTCTCAAGGGGTGTCTACAAATCTTAGTGAGGATTATTTTCTTGCAAAGATTACAAGAATAGATAATTCAGCAACAAAGATATACTTCGATAGGGTTGATGATAGACCTATTGCAGATGAAAGTTGTTATCCAATAATTAATTCAATTGATCCATTTGCAGATGAGACAACCCTTCTGTATGTACACCCAGATTATGCTCATAGAGGAGGTAAACTTGATGGGCCTCAGAGGGAAGTAATACAAACTGATTTATTTGGACATGTATTAACAGCGAATCGTCCAGCAGAAGATCCTGATAATCAAATAATAGAAGTAAGGCCTAACTCAGGTGCAGTAACAACCAATTCTGATTTTAAACATAGCATTAAATGGAAGGATCAGGATATAAGGGCTGTTACCACAACGTCAGGTGCACAGCCAAGGATATTGTATAAAAAGTCTGGTAAGTTATATTCTCAAAATGGAAGTGACAGTGATGTAGCACCATCCTCCAGCGTGTTTAGTAATGCTGGAGTTTATCACTTAACATCTGATTATCTATCTGTTGTAGATAAAGATAATATTACTGTATATGATCCATTTTATAATGTTAAATATGTTAAGGCTAAGCCAGAACTTGCAACAGGTTTAGGATTGACAGGGTTAGTTGAGGATGTACTCCATGTAATAGCAAGCAGTGTTGTGTTTGTGTTCGTGAAGATTAGGCCAAAGGCAGAAGCACAACCCAAATGGAGACTTGTTAAAACAGGAACCACTAAATCAGAAACCTCTATACTTTCCTATGATTTTAATAAACCCCTTCATTTTGATGGCCTTAAGGCATGGGGTATATACAGAGGTGCAGATACAGAGAAGTACGATATACATACATCAGTTCCATTCTTTGAATCTGATCTTAAGAATTCATGGGTCAACCACTCATCTAGTAGTAATAATGTATCAGCATGGGGTCAGGTTATAAAAACTAGGGAAGCTGTAACAGATGATGGTGGAACTCCAAGGTTTTTGTCAGTTGAATGGAAGTTCGATTCTGGAGTTTATAATAGTACTGGAGATCCTACGATAGGATTAAACCATGAGTCTAATAAAATGCTTGGGAACCAGAATGATTTTACATGGTACATACTAGACGCTCCTACTACACTTCAGTCTGGAGGAGTAGGTACACAGATTACAGATCCTAAGCTTGAGATTAAATTCAAGAGTAAAGTGTATCGTGATATAGTATTCTTTAAAACTGCTGAAACAGTAGTCCCATCAACTGGGCAAACAGGTGCAAATAATAGAATATCATTTACTAACTATCAAGATTCTGGTCAAAACTTTTATGTATTAAATGATAGTGCAATAAACCTAAAAGGTGGCGTAGATGCTAAAGAAAAAGGATATCTTCTAGGGCAGGCAGATTCTGCTGGTAATGCCTTTGATGCTTCAAAGGTTGGTATCTCAGCATTCTTGGTAGGTGCTCCCAATATGTTTAATCCTTATGGCCCGAATATAGATTTCTATTATCGTGCATCTTTCCTAGATAAGTGGGGCAATGAGAGTGCTCCATCAGTAGCGTCTGCTGAAGGCATCCAGCCCTTGGATAGTGCAGATGATTGCATACAAATTAACTTTGATGAGAACTTCTTCCACTTTGATAATACAGATATAGAAACAATACGTGTGTATCGTTATGGTGGAGATTCATCAGAGTGGATGTTCCTCCGTGATATTGATATGCCTGATCTAACAGGGTTCCCACTTAGTTTATCAGGCATAAGTGGTACATTTGCACGAGTATCTACTCTTTCACAGTTCTATAGCCTGAAGACATATCAGGATATTAGTAAATTAAGAGGATTTACTAATTCAAATTTTGATTTAATTGCAACTCCTTCGGACATGGATGGTTCGTGGAATATAATCCAGCTTAGTGAAAGTGCATCTCCTACTGTTGCTTATACAACTACACTATCAGCAGAGATTAATGAAACTGCAACTACCATTGCCTTAACCAGCACAACAAACCCAAGTGCATGGCCTACTGCAGGAGTAGTTAAGATTGAAGAGGAATACATATCATATACTGGTGTATCAGGCACATCATTAACAGGATGTACTCGTGCACAAAATGATTCCTCTGCTAGTAGACATGAGTCAGGTAAGACAGTTGATGTTGTTGAGTGGTTACTTGAAATACAACACAGAAATCAAGATACGTCTACATTGTCTGTAACTATAGATCCTCCCTATTCTGCAAGTACTGGAGCAATAACAATATTTGTTGAAGATGCCTCACTATTCCAAACTGCATCTTCAGGTAGCCCTAAAAAATTACTAATCGGTAATGAGATATACGAATATACAGGTAGAGATATAACATCCTCCCCTAATAAGTTTACAGGATGTACAACTAATTCAGCAGGAAGTCTACCTACTATTCATGAAGCTGGTGTTACAGTATTTAGTTATGAAGAAACATATTCCAATACCTCTGTTACTAATATGTCAATAGAAATCAATAGCTTTGGTTACAGGGATAAAGCACGAGCACCAGTAACATCACTGCACTATCTACAGAATGATAACTATCCTCCTATAGGTCTTACATATAATGAGGAAAAGAAGAACTTCTTTGAAACGGAGAGTAGCGAGGATTATTACAGGTATATTACATCAGTTGGGTCAATGTATTTCGGAGCATTAGATGCTAACTTACAGTTCTCAAGATATGGCACTCCTGAATACTGGCCTCTTGATGCTGTAGTTACACTAGATTCTGAGATCAGGGCAATAAAAGAACACGCAGGAGAGGGGCTAGTATGGACAACTAATTCATTATATAGGGTGAGAGGTACTGATCCTAAAGCAATGATAGCATTTAGAGTGCCTGATGCACATGGAATTAAGGCAGGCGATGAACATACTGTAGCTGAGTTTGGTGGCGGGGTTTTATGGCTCACTGCAAATGATGGCATTGCATACTATCAGGCTGGGAAGGTTCAGTATTTAACTAGGGATAAGCATATAGTAACTGATCTTGTTAAGCCTCAGGCATGTGTGTCAGACGGGGTCTACTGGCTATTTCAAAAGCCCGGATCTGGTAAGGGTATCAGGCTTGAAATAACAGGAGGTGATCTAAGATTATGCCAGACTTCAATAGAAGCACACCATGCTCATTACTCTAAAGCTGTAGGTAAGGCAATAGTTGTTACAGAAGATGATCAGAAAGGAGATTCTTCTTTTAAGGTGGAGGAAGTAGGCTCAACTAAGGCAACTAATATAGTATGGAAAAGCAAGAAGATAGATGCAGGAGAACCTGCACTTGCAAAAGCTTTGGGATCACTGGCAGTAGTATACGAAGTGCTAGAATCTAAGTCATCTGAAACTAATACAGATGGTATACGAGGACAGGCATTAGCCGCAGAATTGTTAGGTATGAGTCCAGATGATTTAGATGCAGGAGATTTAGTTCAGGCAGGTAGTGATGATGAAGTTGATATGTATGATGTCTTTATTAACTATGGAAATGCAGAGCAGTACTTTGAGATTGATATAGGTGGAGGCAATCTATCTGAGACAGAAAGGAAAAAGATAGTAATGCCACTTGATTTTGATACCTCATCTATTAAGGCAGGCGATAAAATATGGAATGAAATGCTTGCAGATAATACTAAAGTAAGCAGTATAACCACTGCAGTAGTTAATAGTGTTACATATCCAGCTATACTATTAGACAAGGAACCACTAAGAAGTGGGACAGGTAAAATATATTGGGGGAATCTGCCAGTTGTAGATATATTTATTAATAATGAAACAACTGCGGCTAGGTCTTTCACTCTACCCCCTAGTGATACAGTAGAACCTCTAACAGCAGATCTGTACTTGACTGATCTACGTAGATTCAGAACATTATCTGTTAAAATGGAGGGCAACATGAGAGTTCAGACACTATCAATCCGTCACTACCCTCTTCAGCAATACCAAGCCCAGACTCTAACTCATAGTGCAGATGTATTCTATAAGGGTGATATTGATTTTAGGGTGATGTTAGATGGGGAATTAATATACAGGAAAGAATTAAATAATCCTGATGGTGAGTTTAAGGAAGAGAGAATATATTTACCTGCATCTGCATATGGACAGAGGATACATTACATGAACGAAAGCAGGTCAGGCACTATAGAATCAGTAACATTTAACGGGAATATGGCAGCATAATGGCAGAGTTTCAGCAGTATCCTGCACCAGTAGTATTTCATCAGGCAATGGTTGGTGTAATACCTAGAGTAAGTGGAGGAAATCTTAAGTTTAATTTTGCTGTAGATGGTGAGCATGCAGGAACAGAGACAGTTATAGGCAGTGATCTTACAGTTAAAGGGAAGCTTCTGCCTCTTAGGATATTCCCTAATCCATCACAGGCAGGCTCATTAGTACAGATAAGCATAGAGGATGGATGTGACATGGTTAACTGTGAGATAGTAGCTGCTCCAGTATCATCTCACAGAGTCGTTAAAGAGCTGTCAGAAGCACAAATAACATACAAGGGTGATGTTACTATAGATATGTATTTCGATGGCAATAAGCTAGGCTCTAGTCGTTATTTCAGCTCAACTGTTTGGAAGACTGAGAAGTTCTATATGCCGTCTGGAAGTAGGGGTTATATATTCCAGTGGAAGCAGGTTGAGAATACTAATTCTAATCCACGAGGATACGTAGGATCATTTGAAACAGACATCAGTGTAAGTGATGTTGAAACTCCAGCAGTACCTAGCTAATGGCTGATGCAGAACGATACGGATTAAATGTAGTTGCATCACAGATAGATGATCAGATTACACAGGAGGCTTTCAGGGATCAGGAACGTGTTAATGCAGAGCTGAGAGCCAAGATAGTTAATGCAGAAGCTGAGATATCTAATTTAAGGAGTATGATAAAGGAACAATCGGAAACACTAGCCTTATTAATGGATGGATAATGTCAGTATCTGAAATTGATATACTACAAACTGAACAGATTGAAGCCCTACAAGATGATGTAAAAGAGCTTAGGGATAAATTGAACTTGATTGTAACAGATATAACTCACGCAACTAATGGAATAACTAAGAAACTTAATGATGCAATAGATGATGCGAATGATTTAAACACTGTAATTATGGCAGGATATTCTGTAGGAAGTGGGTCAGGTACAGCAAATACTGGTATATTAAAAAGGCTGGATGAGCTGGTTAACAATTTTGAGAAACACAGGTATGAGTTATTTCCGGGTAGTTCATCGCAAACAAGTACACCATCATATAAGGAAGTTCATCCTCCTACTTCTGCTACGGCTAGTTTGCCACCCTATCCCGGCTATTCACAACCGGGGTGTAATTTAAGTGGGACTGCACAAGGTAGTGCTACAAGATCGTTACATACTTCTGTTTCTCAACAAGCAACAGCATCATCACCAACGTATAGTGCGGAATCAAAGGCAGTTATGACATTAAAAACTAAAGGTGAAACAAGGGCAAGAAAGATAGCACGTACCTTACTTAAAAGGTCACGTTAATATGGGGACAAAGAAGATAGATTTAATACAGTCTGCTCAGCTTGCTGCCTTAGAAACTGATATATTAGAGCTGAGAACAAAAATAAACTTAGTTGTTACAGACTTGCAGGCCATTTCAGCAAAACTTAATATCTTAATAACTGACTTGAATGATATAAATACTGTAGTTATGGCAGGATATACAACTCCCGGCTCACCTCAAGGACATGGTATATTACAAGAGATGAAGGATTATACTAGCGATATGGATACTCATGCAAATATGGAATTGAATGTCTTAGGATATGGTGGGGCTTATATGGGATGGACAAGAACTCATTTTCTTAAAACAAATACTATTGGGCCTACTTTTTTTGGTGCTCCCGGTGGGCCGGGATATAATCCGGGTGCAGGTGGCAGTCAAAGTACTCCCGGTGGTACAGGGCAACATGGAAATACAGCTCATGATCCGGATGCAGAGGATGCAAGTGTGAACGCTTCATATCTAAATAAAGAACGTATCCTTTCAGTTGAAGGGTCGTCAGCAAAACGGGCTAAGAGGTTAGCACGACAAACATTAAATAGATTACGCAAGTGAGGTAAAATATGCCCATAGGGAAAGCAATTAGAGGAATGTTTGAGAGTCTTGGTGGCCCTAAGATGGGTGATGCCGCAAGGTTTCACAATCCTGCAGAACTCAAGAAGTGGAAGGAGAGGTCTGATAAATCATACGATAGGTATGGTAAAAGACGGGATTTTTATGAAGGTCGTGGTCAGGATGAGTATGGCAGATACCTTAAAGATACAGGCGAGGCTCGTAGGTTATATGGTAGATCAGAAGCACAAGCTGGTGCAGCCCAAGCAGGCATTACATCAGCCGCTATGCGAGAGAGAAGAGCTGGTGAACTTGCAGATGACAGGCAACATTATGCAGGGTTACGTGAAAGATCAATGGAGAGGCAGAAGCAGAGAGAAGCTTACAGATTAGATCTTGAAGCCCAGAAATACCAGCCCGGTAGCTTTGATGCAGTGCAGGCAATGGTAATGGATGCCGCTAAGATGGGGAATGAAGCAGCATTGCAACAAACTAAGGCAGTAGCTTCTGGCTTAGCAAAGACTAATCCTGTTGCCGCAGCTAAGTTAATGATGGATGCTCAGAATACTGCAGGTACTAATATGGCTAAAGCTAAACAGAAAGGCTGGTTTGCAGGTCAGGAGAATAGGATGAGGGAAATGCAGCTTGATGCTAATAGGATAATGCAACAGTCAGGCATGCTTGGTGATGAGGAGCAGGCAGATCAGATTATGGCACAGGCTCACCAGTCACGTATAGCAGATCAGATGAATCTTGCTACAGCAGGGCTTAATAGATCACAAGCTAACCTTGCACTTGCATCTCAGTATGGTGCTACAGGAGATAGGTTTGCGAACTTAGCAGGAAGATCACTGCAAGCTAGTATGGGCTATGATCAGATGGGTGATGCTATGTCTGACAGGAGAACAAGTATAGAAGAGCAACGTATGGGTAGGGAGCAGGAGCTTATGCTTAGTGATCGTATGGCACAGCAACAGGTTGATGAGTATAATGCTGGTCGGATGGGCAGAGGTATCCAGACAGGTCTTGCTATTGCAGGTACTGCGGCAAATCTATACACAGGCATACAAGCAGGTAGGGCGGCTAGTGCAGAAGCTGACATGTATGGAAGAATGGCACGGCCTGCTGGAGGTACGCCACCACCTCCCGATGGTAATCTTATTTCTAATATATCACATATAAGAAATCCTGATATGAATACAAGATTTGCTTCGGCAAGCAAGCCAGATCTGTCAAATGTAAGTGCTAGTGGCCCAGATCCATATCAAACTATGTATACTTCAAGTGGGGCTCACCCCGGATTAGGTAAAAACTATAGTGGTATAAATTACCAAGATAGTCAGCCAAGTTATATTCCAAGAGGTGGATCAGGATTGCCCGGATCATATGATAGAGTACCATCTTCCGTTCAACACAATTCTGCTTTTATGAATAGAAAAGATAATAAAAATTGGAGGATAAAAGGAAGTGGCGGTTTACAATGGGGTCATGGTAGATCAATTAGATAAAAATAATAAATAAAAGGAATACGTTATGGCAATAGCATTTTACGACAGTGGAAGACTGCTTCCGTATCGGCATAAGAATTTATCAGAACAGATACAGCAAAGGAATGCAGATGCTGAAAGAACTAGACAGTATATAGGTTATGCTGGTGGTGCATTTGCTAACATGGCTGAGAGGACAGGCCAAATCTTTGGTGCTGATCTTTACTCTGGATATAAGGGGCAACAACCCCAAGAAGCAGGGGCACAGCAAGCGGGATTAAAATTAAAAACAGACCAACAGCCTCAGGAGTACTTCGGGGGTACTATAGGCAGAGATATGCGTAAGGCTGGGTGGCAGAAGGATATTACAGATCAGGAAAATCAAAGGCGAGAAGTTACCCATAAGCTTGGACTACATATGAAAGCTGTTGAGATGGGGAACATCCAACAGAATGGTAAGGCTTGGGGATGGAGGGATCGAAATAAGATAGAGAAGACATGGAATAAAATCTATGATGCTTATATAGCTGATACTCAGCAGTTATCTAAGTATGAATTGGTTGTTAAATATAAAAACTTATTCCCTAAGAATACCCAAAGACTACTTGAAGACTATGCTAATTACAAGGGAGATGATATAGAGCAGAGAAGGAAGGAAATTATTGAAGAGCTAACAACAAATCCTCAGCATACAGCTACTACAGATTTTATGAAATGGGCAGAAGATGCCGGGTATTATAATCCTGATGTGTATACAGAACCAAGGGATGATGTTAATAATATGGTTGCGTATGTTAAGAATCAGCTTGGTTATACTATTAACACACCAGAAAAGAAACCTGCTGGTTTGGTAAAAACGGGGATACATGAGTTCAATGAACAGTTGCTTGAGGAGAAGTATAAGAAAAAGAAACAAATAGATTCTGGATCAGAGACTATACCTAAATTTGAACCACAGCCTCTGCACAAAGGGCCAATATCATTACTTAAACCTGTACAACCCACAAATGAAGTGCTGGCTGCTGATCAAGATGAGGTCGAGAAGCAGGCTGCTGCAGATCTTAAAGAAGGTAAGGATATTATTGATATTCCAATTCCTACAGTAGATAAAAATGGACAGGAGCTGTCCTTTGATAACAAACTCTCAGGTTATATACAAAGGTTGAGAGCAAGCCTTGCTGCAAGGATTCGAGCTGGTGCTCCTTTAATAGGTATAGAATCTAGTGGTCGTGGGGCTGAGTTTGATCCTACAAAGCAAACTATTTTAAATAAAATAACTGCTGAATTAGTAGAAGATGGAGAACTTAGTGATGATACTAAAGCACAGATTGAAACAACGACAGAAAGTATTGTAAATAATCTCAAACGTGAGGAAGAAGTCCTTAGGTTAAAATATGGGCCAACTATTAATACAGCGATTGAAAAAATTGAGAAGAAGCTTGGTGCAGAGGAACCCGGATTTCGTGTAGATGTAACTCCTTCAACTGTTATTAAAAAGGATTTGTCTGCAGTTCCAAAAAGTATATATTCAGATGAATATGATGAGCAAGTTGCAAATAATCTTTTATATAATGAAGGATTTAAAGTAGAGGCAGATGGATTAGCTCATGTAGTTGATGATTTAGATGACCCGGCAATTGGCCCTTCAGTTAATGCATGGGAAATGGCACAAGGAGATGCCAATCACAAAACTAAAATAATGAATCAGGTAAGGAAGGAATTGAATCTTAAACCAGAAAGTCCTAAGTGGAAAGCACTTGAAAAATATTTCTTAGCCCCTGATCTTCATGAATTTTTAGGTCATGTTAAAAGAGGAGAATCTCCTATAGATGTTCTTACTCCAGCCCAACAAGCTAACAGGGATAGCCTTAAGCTTACTCCTGAAGAAGGGAAAGCATTAGGCATGTGGGCATATGATAAAAATTTAAAAATTCTAACTAATAATCATGAATTCCTTAAGCCCAGTGTATATAGAAAATATCCTGAACTAAAACAACTATTAGGGGATATGGCATATAGGCATGGTGGTTCTTTTATGACTGATAGAAATAAAGAACTTGGGTTTACTTCTTTCCGTGATTACATTTCTCACCTTGTTGGAACTGAAACAGAGCTAGGTAATCAAGAGCGTAATCCTAGAGGAATATTATTGAAAGCAGAGTTTGAACTATTTAATAAGGGTTTATATGCAACGGAGACTAGCCCAAGAAAAAGTTTTTTGCAAAACAGATTTGAACAATTCTGGGCTGCAGTAATGACTCAAGATAAGTATAGCGGTAAGTCAAGAAGACCTTCTGGCAAGGGTAGATATGGTAGTAGAAAAAGGAGGAACTAAATATGGCAGAACAATATAAAGGATTTGAAGATACAAAAATGAGGAGATATCAGGTTGATCCTATAGCTCCTCAACCTTTAGCAATACCTCCTCAGGCACAAAAGTACAGGTCTGAATTAGATAGCCTTTATAATATGCCAGACAATCCATACGGAGCATGGAAGTTGAAAAGAAATTCCTTAAGAAGGGAGATCAAATCAACCATGCCTGACATATCTGACGATGATTTGGAATACTTGTTTGATGCATATGGCTTAGGGCAAGCAGATAACCCCGGAGATTTCAGCCGTGAGAAAGGCTTCGGTGGAACTGTTAGCAGATGGGGCCAGATGGTTAAAAATCTGGGCGGTCAGATGGTTGATGTAAGTGAGTTTGCAATAGCAAAAGGACTCGATGATCCTGAAGGTATGCTTGACAACCTAGAGCAAATGGATGAATCAAGGTGGGAGAACAGTCTTATATACGCATACCAATCTAAGGATATGAATCCTGTTACTCAGTTCCTCTTTGATCTATCCGTATCTGTCCCAACAATGGCGGCAGTTATGGTAGGTGGTGTAGCAGGTGCAGTTGTTGGAGCAAAGACTGCTGCTGCCATAGGAATAACTGGAGCTGCCGCTTGGCTGACAGCTTTTATGGCAAGGAATACAGTAGAAGCATTGGCAGAAGTTGGATTTAATTATGTAGATATTATTACAGATCCAATGGTAAGGGAGAAGCTTGAGACTGCAATGAAGAAGAAGCTTACCACTGAAGATGAAGAGGCAATACGATTAGAGGCTGTAAAGATTTTATCTGAACGTGCTGATGATAGTGCATGGAAGGTATTTCTAGGTAATTTATTTAATCCACTTAACAGAACACCTGCTGGTGCAGGTCGTTTTGCTAAAATGATTAAGACCGCATCAGGTAAATGGGGAACTATAATGAGAACAGGTGCTAAGTCATCAGGTATAGAGGCACTTGAAGAGGCACTTCAATCAGCAGGTTCTCAGTATACTGCAATGGAAGCTAAGATGTTGGCATTAGGAGATGTTGGTGAGCAGATTCCATACCCATTATTAGCAGGTACTATATATGGAATTGATCCTAAGCAGGTAGGTTACGAGGCACTGATGGGTGGTGTTATGGGTGGCCCATTTGGTAGTGTTAGTGGATATAGAGGCTATAAAGCGTGGGAGAAGGGATCTTTTAGTTTAGATAAGAATGGTAATCCTATTGCTCGACCATCAGGAACTGCTAAACCGGGTGATGAGGACTTTGTTCCTAAGGGAGTTATATTAAATCAGGTTAGATCTGCAATAGATATTCCTGATACGGAGACTGCACTCGTAGAACTTGATAGATTAAGGCAGAAGGCAGTAGATCAGGATGATCGTATTGTACGAGTCATCGATGAAGAAATAGCTGACATGAGAAGAGGTGCTGATCTTCTTGGTGAGAAGACAGAACCTAAACGTACATCAGAAAGGAAGCGTAGAGTAGATTCATTCAAGCCCGGAACTCATTTTATTCCAGATGCTACTCCAATACAGGAGGCAGCCGACCCAGCAGTTGAGCTTAATGAGGATGCAGTTCTAAGGCAGACTGTAGATAATATACTTCAGACACCAGAAGAACAAAGAAGCCCCCGTGATATAGCCTACCTGCAGACAGCTCAAGGTAATGTAAATCTTGATAACAAAGGTGTTAATGCTGTCATCGCTAACATGGAGAAGGCTGGTACTATACCTAGGGCTGATGCAGTCAGGGCTGAGAAGGCTCCTGCTGAGGAAGTAGGTGAACCTGTAGTTACACCTGAACCTGATGCTACACCAGTAAGTACCAAGGCTGGAGATTTACCACCAGTTTTACCACCAAAAGAAGGGGAAGCAGTTGAACAAGTTGGTACAGAAAGGGAAGCCAGTGTGGTTGCGGAGAAGGGAACCGAACCAAAGAAAAAACCAACTGTTAAAAAAGAAGCGGTAGAAACAATTTATGAAGAAACTCCTATACCAGAAACTCTAACTGTAGGTGAATCTGCTACTGAGATAGTTGAACTTGTTAAATCATGGGCACTTAGGGAGGGATTCCAAGAAGGAGGTTGGGATTGGAACTATCAAAGAGGTAAGTTATATAACAAGATTAAGGAAAGGGCTGAGGAAGAAGGTATCAAACCAACTGAATATACAACAAAGAAAGGTAAAAAGAAAAATGAATATCAAATCCCAGCAGACTTAAGGGATAGGATAGCAGAAGACTTAGCACTGGAGCTTGAAATAGAAGTTCCCGGTGATGCACTTCCATTTTCAAGAGCACGAGCTGCTTCTGATATTGAAGTTCTGGGTGATGCTGAAGCAAAGGAGCAAGCGGAATTAAGGAGTTCTATAGAAGAAGGATTGGGAGAATTAAACCAGACAAAAGAACAAATAAGTAGAGAAAGGCAGGAGCTAGAAGAAGAACTTGCTGCTGAAGTTGCTGCTTCCCCTAAATTTACTAAAGGAGTAAGGCTTTATAATCGTGATGGAAGTACTATAAAGAGTCCTAAAAAGGTTCCAGAAGAAGACATTACCCCACTCATAGGGCAAACTGTTATTCATTATTCTAAGAATAGGGGCTTCCGTAATGATGATCCCAATAGTTTCCCGAAGAAAGTACAGAAGTGGAGGTTCGATGGGGTTGATCGTGATGGTAATATTTTCTTTTCTACTGAAAAGAGGGGGGCAGGTAAGCTAGGACAAACAGTTAAAAAAGAACTAATAGAAACGCATCGTTACAATCAATTAACACCTGAAGAAAGACGTAATTATAGACCAGATAGTACTGTAAGAAGACATGCTATAAGCAAGAATGGTAAGCATACTAGGGAAGCAGAAGCTATGCTCCAACACCTGCTGTCAGGATTAGCTGATACGTATAGTGTTAAAGAAAAGGGTGGTAAATACAGGAACGGATTCATTACTGAAGGTAGGGAAGCTGACACGCCACTGAGAGTAGCTGAAGGTACTGAGAAACCTAGAACACCTCGCACCAGACCAGTAACTCAGGCAGATGTTGAGGAGCAGGTACATACAGATGCCTTGACAGAGGGTATGGTTGACAATAGGAAGAAGTCAGCAGACCTTAAATCTCCTGAGCAGGTAACAGATAAAGGATTGGCAGATGATGCCGCAAAGAAGCGTACCAAGCAACAGGATATGAAGGATAAGCTTGCCGCTAGAAGGGGTAAGAAGGGCAAAGAAAAGATAAAGGACAGGATAGATGCAGCCGAAGAAGCTAGGGCATTAATTCAGACAGTTGACGTAGGCGATGTACCATTAAGTGAACTCGAAGATGTAGTAAGTAGAGTAGCTAAAGGTGTTGGTGTTAAGGTTGAAAAAACTGATAAGCCAATGGATGTTTTAGAAAAGATTAGGGCAAAGGTTGCTCCTAAGAAAGAAACAAAAGCCCCCGTCAGACCCCCAAAAGGTGAGATGGCAACAGTAGGGGATGCCTTAGAGCAAGGTACTGGTGCTATTGGCAAGGCATTAGAGATACTACAGGAGCGAGTAAACCAAGCTAAGAAAACTGGAAGGGTGTTAGATGCGGATGCCGTAAAGAACTCCCTACCTGAAAAATTCAGAGAAGATTGGTATGCGAAAATAGAAGATGATCCTAAGTATACTGATGTATCCCGTTGGGATGCGACAGGTAAAACTACAGAATTTTTCTCTGAACAAATAAAGAAGGATCTAGGTGGTGTTAAAAAAGCTCCAACTGATTTAAAGGAACTTATACGCAATGCATTAGTAACTTGGTTGGAAGGTGAAGTAACACCTGATAATAGCCAGTCCCTAAAGGATAGATACTTCCCACTGTTGACACAAAAGCAAAGGGAAAAAGTTAATTTTGCATTAGCCAAGAAGGGTGGTAGCACTGTTAGTACTAAGGTGGATAAGTACTCTGCCAAAGAGAAGGAAGCTTCTGAGAAACTAAAGGCTACAAGGAAGCCCAAGAAAACTTTAAAAAAAAAGTCCGAAGTAAGGGAGGAAAAACAAGAAACAAAAAAGGAAGCTGAACCTACCAATCCAGAAGACCTAGTATCAAAGCTCACCAGAGGTGCTGTCAAAGCAACCAAAAAAGTACCCTACAAAGAACCAAAGACCCCTGATGTATGGCAAATAGTTACTTCAGAAGTTGAACGTATCTTTGCACCATACCTTTCCGATGCCAAGCAAAACGAAATAGAAACATTCATTGATAGTTTAGGTGGTGATGATTCATTCATTGTCAGTAAGGGTCTGGCTAAGGGTGATGACTGGAAAATCTACAGACTTAATATGGACATCGATGTTGCTGAGCCTGATTCTGTTGCTAGATATGAGAGTGGCAGCTCCTTATTAGCCGCCCTTGATCCAGAGCCACAGGTTGTTCCAGACTTTATTAAACGCACCTTGCATCAACATGGTGTTATGTTGGGTAAAGACAGGAAGGCCAACAAGTTTATTAGTAGGAAACTCGACAGGACTGACCTGATAGAAACCACCAAAGACTCTCCATCACTGCCATCTGATATACTTGCTAGAGTTGACAGAGATGTAGACGTTAATCTTAATAAGCTGGCTGATGAAGTTGATGCTATTACTATGCAGGAAGATATTGCAGGAACGCCTATAGTGTGGGCATTTAATACAGGTAACTTAGTTGAACTATCATACATGTATGAGCGTGGTAAGGGGGAAGAGCCTACAGTAGTTAATATTGAATTCAAAGATGAGGCAACTGCAAGTACTTATGTAGAAACAGTTAAGAGTCTTAATCCTGATCGGGAACGACTACAGCAGGATGAAGATGAGCTGGTTCAGCAGATGACTAAGGAGAATATCAATCGTTCAGCACATGGTGAGGCACAGATTGAAACATTAACTGCCTTAGTCCAGAAGAATGCAGAAGATCACGGCACAGTATATGATGACTTTGTTACTGACACAGATGTAGGCACATCAACTGATTACTATAATGAAGTTGAGGCTGCTAAAGATAAGGAGAAAAAATATACACCTGAGGAAATTGCAGAGTATGAAAGTAAATTAAAGGATCAAATAAGTGATGGGCGAGCAATCCCCATTATACTTCCAACCCCTGTTGATTCTTCTATAAGGGCAGACTTAACTCCAGAAGAAATAGAGGCATTCGATGCTACAGTAGAAGAAATATTATCTGAAGAAGCAGGATCTTGGAAATATCCTTCTCAAGTTGGTGAGTCGGATATGATGACTGAAGCTGAATTAGATGCAGAATGGGAGGCCGTAAAGAATAGATACCAGCAACTAAAAGATAGTCCAGTTTGGAGGTTAATAGAAGCTGAACAAACAAGTCCATTCCAATTACAGGCTCACCTGCTATCTGATAGAATCATTATCTCCAATGAAATTAAAGAAGCTACAGCAGATCACACTCTATTTAGTGACGAGTGGTGGGAGGCTGTAAAAGAAGTTCAAAGAAATATAGGTCAAGGATGGCGTAGAGTAGAAGGAGAATTAAGGATAGCTGATCCTAATAGACAAGCCGAACCCGGTGACATAGTTGATAAGGCTATGCCTGCACCCCTACCTATGCCTAGAATAAAAGAAATGATTGAAAAATTTACCAATAGATATCCGGGTGCTCCAAGAATAAGTGTATTATCAGATGGAATGATGGGTACTCTGCCAATAGCTGGATGGTTTGATTCACAAACAAGGCGTGTCTACCTTAACCAGAGGATGATGACTAGTGAAATCATACTAGCTAAAACATTATGGCATGAATCAGTAGGTCATGGAGTTGTTGAGCTTCTTCCTAAGCCTGCAAAGGATGAGCTTGTTCAGCTTGTCAAGAACAATATGACTGAAGAGTTTGCTGAATATTATGAGAATACTCCGGGCTATGGTGCATCAATGCTTGGGCCTCACTATCAAAACAGTATTAAAAGTTTTATGCAGCATGGTTATGATGCTCTTAAAAATGAAAGGATGAAGTCCCATCCATATAAGGCTTTCATCACAGAAGAACTAAGTAAGCCTATGTATGGAGACTGGCTTAAAAGTAATCAAGATGCAAGGGGAGATAGATGGTTTGAGGAAATGTTTGAAGAAATACCATATGAACCACATCAGGAATTTCTTAGGAAGTTTGGCAATGTAAATACAACTTCAGCTACCTCCAAAGCTAAGGCACAAGAAACTTATGAAGAGGTTAGGGCTATTGCAGAAGTTTATTTTATGAAGGTTGATAATGAAGGAACTAGCGGTAACTTTAAATTTTCTGAGTATAATAAAAAGTTTGGGGAGGATCTTGAATTACATGCAGAGACTGAGGCTTCATTAGAAATTGTAGCTAGGATATCAGAGTATCTAGGTAGGGAGGATGTAGATAAGGGGCGTGAATACTTTACTGAAGAATCCAGTAAGCAGTTTGCTGAAGATCCTACATTCACAGACAAGATTGCTTTTTGGTTTAGGAAGGTATTTGGTAGATTCATGGAGTCATTAGGCTGGAAACAAACTGCACTTACTCCTGCAGAGGTTAAGCTTGGACTTCTTGATATGGCAAAAGCTTGGAAAAGAAAAGATAGAGCATGGAGAAATTATCCTAAGCAAGTTATTTATGCAGAAGGAGATGAACAAGCAGCTTTAAATAGGCCAGCAAAACCCGGTGAAGAAAAACTAGGATCAGAGCTAGATTTTTTTGGCGTATCTGATATGCCACTTGAAGACATCTCTCATATAGAAAGCGTGAGGGAAATGAGACAAACTAAACTTGGTGAAAGGCACTTGAAAATCCTTGAGCCTCACGAAAAGTTTAGGAATATGGGTGACGTAGGTGTTGACCAACTGGAAGCTATGGATGCAATGTATCCCTCCTATAATCCTAACGAAAAAACTATGTCAGGGTGGTGGGGTAGATTAGGTGCTCAGATAATACATAAGGTTACAGATCCCTATAGAGTTGTTAAATCAAAGGTTGGTGATGTAGAGTACATGAAGGCTAGGCTCTCGAACAGAGAAGATGGGGTGATGGCTGTTAAGCTAAGGCATGGAGGTATTACTGTAAAGAGGGAAAAGGTAGATGGTGTAACTATAAATGAAGTCAAGTTCGATCCAAAAGGTAGGGGGTTGTTTGAAATTCTCCGTCCATTGGGTGGTAAGATGGGCAACAAGGATGACTATAAATCTGAGATTGACAGGTTTGTTGCTTGGGTTGCATACAAAAGAGCAGACCTTCTTGAGAAGCAAATGGGTGAAGAAACCTTAGGCATACAAAGAAAACATATTGATGCCGCTATTGATCCGGTAAATGGATTTGATAAAGGTGAGCTTAGGGATGCAACAACAGGTGTAACAGTATCTAGGAAACATCTCTATGCAAAAATGGCTAAGGAATTAGCTGAGTGGAACAAAGGGATTGTTGATTTTGGTATTGATATGGGCCTGTTTAATGCTGAGTCAGCATCCAACTGGAATACAGATTGGTATCTACCATTCTTCAGACATTTTGAAGAGGGGATTGGTAAAGATGTGCCCAAAGGCACACGTAATTATAAGTCACTAGCAGGGCAGACAGGTATTAAACAGCTAAAGGGTTCCCATAGAGCACTGGATAATCCACTAGATAACCTTGTAAGAAATGCCATGCACATCATATCGGCATCGCTTAAGAACGATTCTGCAGTGCTAACATTAGAACAAGCATCGAAAATAAAAGATCCAATATCAGGAGAGTTCTTAGCTAGAAGGGTTAGGCATCCTTCAGAATCTTCCTTGAGAGTTATTAAAGATGGGAAGGATTTTCATTATGAAATATCAGATCCCATGCTGTTCGATTCACTTGGGTCAATGAATGTAAGTAATGATTTTGCAGGTATGGGTTGGGCTTTATATGCAAAGAACTTATTCACTAGAATTACTACAGCCAGTCCAGTATTCAAAGTAAGGAACGTACTTCGAGATACAATGAATGCCGCAGCACAAAGTGAAGTTGGATATAATGTATTTAAGAATGCTGTTGGTGGTTATAAAGAATTAGGTAGGAGTGAGGCAGACATGCTGGTATCAGGTGCTTATATACAGTTTGGTAATATAAGATCTGATGATCCTAACTTCTCGAAGAAGCTTCTCACTAAAGAAATGAGGTCAGGTTTTATAGGTGCAAATCCTGAAGCACATGATGGATATATGAATGCGGTGAGGAAGTATACCGCTATGGCAAGAGGTGTCTGGGATAGATACCAGAGATTTGGTGACAAGCTTGAGAATGCTAACAGAGCCGCAATCTTCCGACATCATTTAGATAAAGGTGATTCGCAGCTAAAGGCTGCGTTTGAAGCTAGAGATTTAATGGACTTCACCCTGCATGGTGGTGCTAAGTGGGTTAATTTAGTAACGTCACTAACCCCGTTTGCAAATGCTATGCTTCAAGGTAAGTACAAGACAGGTCGTGCATTAATAAATAATCCTATCCCTGTTGTGGTTGTGTCTAGTGCTATAACTGCAGCTTCAATAGCTGAGTATTTTATGTATGAGGATAACGAAGAGTGGCAAAGAAGGCAGGATTGGGATAAGGATATGTACTGGTGGATTAATATACCCGGCACTGATACCGCTTTTAGAATGCCTAAGCCTCATGAGTTTGCTATCGTGGCTAACCTAGCATGGCGTGGACTTGACATGGCGAGGAAGAAAGACCCTGTTAATGGGGAGCTATTTGTAAGTGCTGTTAAATCAGTTCTTCTTAGGGAGTTCGATATGACACCCATACCACAGGTAGTTAAACCTTTAATAGAAGTCGGAATGAATAAGAACTTCTTCTTTGATAGACCGATAGAGCCGTACCGCTTTAAGAATATGTCTGCTAAGGAGAAGCGTGACCTGTATACTTCCGAGACAATGATTACTATGTCGGAAGCATTCGATTGGGCAGGTGTAGAAATTTCGCCTATGCAGTTAGAGCATTTAGTTAATGGATACTTTGGCTGGGTAGGAGAGCTAGGTATAGGGCTATCTAATATGATTGTATCCAAGGCTAGGGATTTTCCTGAACGACCAGCTCAGAAGTTTATGGATCATCCTGTATTAAGAAAAATGTTTCAGGCATCGCCTATCCGTAACACTAAAGCAGGTACTGCATTTTATGAAAGGCTTAAAGATGTAGAACAAGCACATAATGATTTGAACCTGTCAAAGAAATTGGAAGATTGGGATAGGTATAAGGAAATATATGAGGAGAAAAAGGATTTATTAAAGTGGAAGGACTTCATTAAGAAGAAGCAACGCATGCTTAATGAAATAAATAAACGTATAAGGATCATTCGCTTTGATAAATATATGGGGGCTGAACAAAAAAGAGAGAGGATGGATCAATTATACCTGTTAAGGAACCAAATCACAGACAGAATAGCAGAATCACCTGCTCTTCGCTAGATTTGGATGCTCAGATCTCTCTGTATCGCAATGTTCTGGGGTGATTGGTACTTTGGGTAGGGTTTTTAAATGGTACAATTAGGGGTAGGGTTTGTCGGCAAGCAACCGCAACATTAGGTTTATCCACACACCTTCTATGCTTCACAGACGAACTCTGAATGTATTATGTCATCCTCCCTGTCCTAGCCCTGTAGGATATGATCCTGTGGAACAGTCTAGTGGAGTTGCCTCTGTTTAAGGAAGGTAATTGAAACCTTAACAAAGACACAGGGAATTCTGCTTCGCTTGCCTGCCGTCAATCTCACTCAGTATCTGAGTCAACAAATACAAATGGTTTATATGCAAAGGGATCTGACAGATAGGTCTTCTCCGGTGGAGGAGCCTCACCCTCTGCCAGTTCCATCGGCATAGCCTGTTGCTCTTCCATGAGCTTTGGTGTTTCAATCACTGAAACACAGGCATCTGCTACGACTTTAGATACGGCCTCCCCTGACTTGGCAGCTCGATCTCTGAATATTTCTAGTGCACTCTCAGGGAGCCGTATCGTTATGTTAGACTTCTTATCTTGCATTAATTAATATGGAATATCGTCCTTCCCGCCATCATCTTTAGACTTTTGGGACATGTTGGTAATCTTCTGTGCCTTAATAAAGGCCGCAGGATTTTCACCTTCTTCCTTTGGTGTGAAATAGTCAAGGCTACCCTCAACCATTATGTTTGTGCCTTTCGACAGCTTGTTAAGTTTCTCTGCAGTGTAGCCATAAGCCATAACCTTGTGCCAAGATACTCTCTCCTGCCACTCGTCAGTTTCCTTATCCTTCCATGACTCGTTAGTTGCTACGCTTACATAAGTTGAACTTTCCTTAATACTGGGATCGGCTCCCATGTTTCCTACGATAATTACTTTATTATAACTGGGCATTTTATTACTCCTTTAATAGATTAGTTATGTTGGTGTCAAGCACCGAGGAGATCTCGAAGAGTCTCCGTAAAGAAGGGTCGGCACGGCCTGCCCTCCAATTATATACACTCATCCGTACCACATCTAACTCCTCTGCTAGATGTGCAGAACTCATGCCTTTTTCAAACATTAATTTCCTAAGATTTTTAGGAAAACTGCTGAGTTTATATGTTCCATCCATAGAACAACCTCATATAGGTAGGATTATTTTTATAATAATATAAATATTATTTTATAATAAATAAATAAATAAATAAATAAAATAAATTATTTATAAAATTGTAGAATAAAACTATTCCATTCTGGATAGAATGAAATGTATGAATATACAATAAGCAATAATAGTATTAGCTTAAGAACACCCACTAGTTTCTCCACATGATACACACTTTAAGCAAGATCCATTCCTAACTAAAGTGAACTGACTGCATGAGGTGCAAGCCTCACCCTCATACCCTTTGACCTTTGCCTCCTCTGCTTTGGAAGGTGTAGTCTTTGGTGTTACCTCAACTGGAATCTTCTCAGGGACAGATGCTCCCTCTATTGGCAGGGGTAATCCATCTATCTCTGGTATATACTTCTCAGTCTTTTTGTCTACGATCTGGGCAGGTGGTACGTGAGCCAGATCCTGTCTGTCATCGTACCTTACTGCCAACTCCCTGAATATATAATCCAGTGGTGACGTAGACATCTTAATACAATCACTACCCTGAACCATACCTGACGGCTCAAACTTTGTGAAAGTAAATGCATCAACATATTTTCTTAGCGGCACACCATGCTGCAAGCCTAGTGAAACCGCTATTGCAAAACAATTCATTAAGCCTCCCAATGTAGCTCCTTCCTTATTCATATCCAAGAAGATCTCTCCAAGGGAACCATCTCCATACTCACCTGTATGTAAGTATATCTTGTGTCCCCCTATGCGAGCCTTCTGGGTGAAGCCACGCCTCCTGTTAGGCAAATTTTTCCTATCACTATTCATAATTCCCCTTTAGGTTTAAGTTCATATACCTGATCCTGTACTAGGTTCTTGCCACCATCAAAATCCATAGTAGCAATACCTGTTTGTCCGCCTCTAGCCTTGGCAACTACAACATCAAGTTCTCCTTTATGTTCTGAAGCTCTGTTATAAACTTCGTCACGATATAGCATGATTACATTATGTGCTACACGTTCAAGAGCACCACTCTCCCCCAAGTCTGAGGGGAGTGGTATCTTAGATGAACGCTTCTCAACCTCCCTGTTGAGTTGGCATAGTGCTAATACAGCAAGAGCATTTCGCTGAGCCATGTTACGCAGACGCTTCACATAATCTCCCATTGCCTCTGTTAGTGAGATGTGTGATCTCCTATCATCGAACACTAACTCATGAAGGTGATCTATAATTATATATCTATAACCTTCGTTAATGCCCCAATTGATAGACCGCAGTACCTCAGAAGGTGTACTAGACTCGTCATCTATTGCCAAGTTTTCTCCCCAGCCTTCATTGTGCTGGCTCAACGCTTGTGTTAAGCCATCCCAATCAGACTGTTCCAACGAGAACCCCTCCAGAATCTTATTGAAGTGGATGCCACTTGTGTGACTGAGCATCTTCTGTGCAATCTCACTCTGATCCATCTCAATAGAAATGAATAGAGTTTTGATTCCTCTACGGGCAGCATCAGCAGCTAGAGCTACAGCAAATGTAGTCTTACCCATAGCAGGTCGTGCCCCTAACAGAGACAGACTGCCATAGCGAAACCCTTTAATGAATTTACCAAGGGAATCGAAGGCCATTGGTACGAACAATTCTTCTATTCCTACCGGGCCACGATTCGCTCTGATTTCAATTTGGTTTGTTTCTTCCTGTGCTATATCAAGGAAGGACTTGAAGGGCTTGGATGTTAGTCGTTCAGTTTCACGAAGGTTCTCACCGAGTGTCTCAACAACTGTTGTAACATCCTCACCATCCTTCATCTTATCAGCAGACTTTCGTGTTTCATCTACCGCAAATTGTTTGCGATAATTGTTAACGATTATGTCTGTATAATCCTGAAAAGATGTTGCCTTTACTTCTGTGTCAGTAATCTCTGAGAGGGTGCTATATAATACATCCTCACCATCGAATACTACACTGGCTTTTTTATTGGATTTAATATGGTCGGATAAGGTTACTGAATCGACAAGTTTATTATTATCTTTTAGTTTTAAACATGCTTTATAAATTGCAGAATACTTCTGACTGGTAAACATCTTACCCATTATAGAAGTACGTACTACTGGTATCATATCCGGATACTTAATACATAAAGCAACGATAGACTTTTCTGCTGAGTTACTCATGCTCCTCCTCAGCCTGCCTGAGAGTTTTACGTCTAGCTAATGAAGCCATCTCTATAGGCTTAGCATCATACGTACCCTGACAAAGCATATCAAACTCCTGACTCTGCTTTGCTAGTACACAGTAAGTATCTGTGAAACTTTTCTTTTGAAAGTGTAACTCGCTGGCATTGAGACTACCTAGAAAGTTTAATCCACCTAGTCTCCTGACTGATTCGGCTAGAATTGTATCTGAAAAACTTACAGGTCTACCCGGATGTGATTTTAATACTTGGAATAACTGGTTCCATGCCATCAATGCATCATCGTATAGATCTTTATGCAATGCTTCAAAGAACTCAGCAGGTACTGGCATACCTGACTTGACCCTAGTTGAGATAAGATTCTGAAATCCTATACGTAGATCGTCCTCACTACACCCATCCAGAGCCTTCTGCCATATGCCAATAAGGAATTTATCGCCATCGTCACGCCTTTTCCCATATGCTTCCATGAGATTGATGACCATTTCCTGTATCATTGACTGTTGCTGGGACATTCTTCTCCTCCATGTTGTTAATTAGATTACTGCGGTGACCTGAGTTTGTTCTCATCATCTCCCATGCCTTAATATATTTACAGTCTGTTGCATTAGGATGTTTGTATACAAGATTACCCATGTCTTTACATCGCATTTTAAACTTATCTCCTGTGTTGTTAAAGTCCTTGAGTTGATGTGCAAGGAACTCAACAACTTTTTCATATGTTCCTATATCAAATTCCTTGCCTCCGGGTTTAAGTGTCAGAACTTTTTGAGCACCCTTAACCCATCGTTGTTTTTCAACTGATGACTCAGGTTTAAATTCCATACCATGAACCCGCTGATTAATTTCAGTAAACTTTTTAATCAACGTATCATGATCCTCTGTTATTTTAATTGGATCAGCTTTCTTAGCAGGTTTAAGGAATAACTTACTATCAAAGTTAAGCATGTATAACTTAGCTAACTTCTTACCGCTATCCTCATTATGAAATTGTTTTATGGATATGATATGACCTGCTTCTTCAAGTCGTTCCAATCTTTTCTTTATAACCTTAGGGGTTTGTAATACATAATCTGACAGCTCCTGTACAGAAATTACAGACCCTAGCTCATCTCCATTTGAATGGTCGAAGATAAAATACATTAGCAATGAACATGCCAGAGGATCTCTGAGGAGATCCCCTGTAAGTTTATCACCAACACCTATATTGTTGTTGATCTTAATCATGAACCTCCTTTAGAGTTGGCAGCCTTTGCTTGATCCTCAGATCTTTTGTAAGTTGCAAATGATTCAGCAATACATTTATACAATGTCTGGTATTCATCCTTCTTGTATGTCCAGTTCTTGCTCCACTTGCGACCCTCTTCAGCAAGAGCCTTAGCATCCTTGGAGTTCTTCAACATGGATACCCTTTTGTTTAAATCAACTAAGTATTCCTGTTCCTCCTCAGCATTGTCGGTGCTAAGTTCCTTCTCAAGTTCATCTATTTCTTTTTGCTTAGGCTTCTTGCCTAAGATGGATTCAAGTTGCTCAGGGGTAGCATCCTGTGTAAGGGTAGTGGAAGCATAGTCACTAGCTACATTAACTTCAGGCTTCTCATCTTCCACCTTTTTCTTAGCGGCATCGGTTACAATTTTAATAACCTTATCCTGCTCCGCTTCCTTAGCTTCCCTATCCATAGCCTTCTCTTGTTCTATAGCATTCCTAACCTCGTCTGCAGATGCGATGCCATACTCAGTTATGATACCCTTAATACCTAAGGCTCTACCAATAGCTGAAGTTTCACAGTTCTCTACATGTGAGGTCTTATTAACCATAGATTTTTTATCTGCTTGGAATTCACGGGCATGACCAGTAGCTTTGATCACATCATTTTCATCTATAATCTTAGCCTTGAAGATACAAACCATTTGTTCTTCACAGTTATAGACCATCTCGGTAAGGATTGTCCAATTAGGATGTAACTCCCAGAACAAACGTATCCTTTCGTCTACCTCTACATATTCCTTCTTACCAATCTTTGTTGTTTTAATTTTTCTCATGTTCCTCCTATGACATTATACTAAATTTAGTGTATTGTGATTTGGATTCATCTACGAGATGATCCAGTTCATGCTTCTTAAGTTTCTCAACCAGAGCCTTCTTATCAAAGGACTCACCATGACTTATGAAACATACGCTTTGTATTTTTCTGTAATTACCAACCCCCATCCTATCCTTTAGGATGTTGCTGATCTTAGCCTTCTCCTTCTTGGCATCTGTTTCAGTTTTACTTAATTCCTTATACCTATTACGCATCTCAATTTCTTCCTGCGTAGCTTCCCTTTCATCAGGGCCATAGGTTGGATACTGTTTCTTAATTGATTTAGTATCATCCTCTAATCCTGTAGGCTCAGGTATAATCTTATCATTGAACATATCTATGAATGCTTTCTCTTTGATAAGCAATCTCTCCATATGCTCTAGTCTTTCCTCACGAGATACCTCTATGAGGATAGGCTCGTGATGTATATGGTAAGCTATCACATAGATAATCCCCTTGAAATACTGTCCTTCATTAGGGCATCCCTTAAACTGGGTGAAGTGTAAGTAATGATCGCCTTGTGTAAGCCAGTCATCTGCAACGATGCCCTTCTTAGCAAGGTCAATCTTAGGTTTACTTTGCGTAGTCTTTACTTCTATTATGTAAGGCTCCGCTTCCTCAGTAACACCATCAAAGTTTGCTATCATGAATGGATGTTCCTTATTGAGAAGCATATAGTTAGGCTTACTAATACCAACACCTAACATCTTGCTTGCTTCATCTAAAAGGATAGGCTCAAGTGTATTGCCACGCTGTACGTTAATCTTTTCGGACAGGTCTGGAAACTCCTCAAGCCCTAGCTTTCTCCTCATGAGGGAGTATCCTCCCCCATAAGATGATGTACCATTAATGGGTGGGGCTTCGCTACCTCCAATGAAAGCTCCAAGAGAGTAGCGATTCCTTATATCCTCCCATTTTTCAGTGTTAAAATCGTGTAATATTATTGACATATGTACCTTATATTTGTAGGTGTGTTATCTTCCCATAACTTGGGATCATTTCATTAGAGTAAAGTTCTTGTGGGCTTGTTACCGACATCCACAGAACAGGGTGCTCAGGCTCAGGTGGGAACCAGTCATACATATCAGTCATTACTATGTAGCAAGACGGATCTATCAGACTATCTTCCTCTAACTCCTTAGCCTTTTTGAATACTGTATCAAAGCATGTACCTCCTGATGAGTGTCGTCTATAGATCAGGTCATCACCGGGTTCAAAGTATTCTATATGTGAAACCCTAGTAGTGAAGTGCATAAGCACAACCCTGTCAAAGCTGACAAGACCTTGTTGATTCAACTCATCTATGTTAGTAAGGCATGCTTGGTTTTCCTCTTCAGACATAGACCCAGACTCGTCATTCATTATAACGATATCCTTCAGTCCATATGCTCCCTTAGAAGGCAACCAGAATCCCTGTTGCAACCATCTCTTATGTGGTCTGTTCCAGTTCTTAAATGTTTTTACCTTCTCAGTTAGGAATTCCTGCAGTGCATCCTCCCAATCTATAACTTCTACATTGGCAGGCTCCATGATTTCATTGATAGATACTGGTGGTTGATCACCAGATATCTTACTGTGTGCAAATTCACCATGAGAAATAGCCTCTTCAATCTCTGCTTCAAGTTCTTGCAGATCAGCAGGTGTAATGTTGACAGGCTTATCACCATTCTCATCCTGACCGAATGCATCTGGATCACTGCCATCATAGTCATCAACCCATCCATAGCTTGCAGCAATTTCCATTTCCTCCTCAAAGTTATTGTTTTGTGGAGTGTCATTGCCACTGCTATCGCTATCGCCATCCCCTTGGCTAGTCTCTTCCTGTTCTTTGTCTGGTTCATCACCATTAGGATCAGGTTTAGAGTTCTGAACGAGGTCATTATATATAGCATCCGAGGACATGAGCATCCCGTTATACTTCTCGTCATATAAACAGTTCTTAGGCATCTGCCCTACCCCCATCAAGTGGAGGTAGGAGTTAACCTGATAGTCAGTTGCTACATTCCATAACTTCTGACACCTGTTCTTACGTCTAGTCATATGTTTAAATGCTACGTGTGCTACCTCATGTGCAATGACATGTACAAGTTCAAGGAGTGGTTGTTGTACTACCCACTCTGGATTGTAAATGATACAAGTACCATCAGTTGCCATCGCTTGCACCTTGTATGATTGCTTAGGTGGAAGCTTCTCCAAGAGAGGTATACCTAGTACAGGTATCTTGCGTACTAGGTAGGTTTGTGCCTCTATATACCTCTGCTTGGCACGTTTCTCCATAAACTCCTTATCTATTTCTGTATACCCTGAGTTAGGATCATCATACTTAGACTGCCCCTTAGGTTTCGGAGTCATGTTGCCTCCTGTTGTTTAACATCAGCATATGCATCCAGCTTCCTTGCCAGATCATCTGCTTCCTGCTTGGTACGCTCCCTCACTGACTTATCCTTAAGACTTTCTTTATCGAGGTTGCCTTGATCCATCAATGACATTGCTACCTGAGATGCTATGTCAGATAGTGTGTCATCAGAAGTAAAGTCAATAGCAGGTAGGTTAATAGCATGCTTATACAGGTCAGACAGAGTCTTATCATGCAAGACCCTGTCGTTCTCTATACTGTCATGTATATGCTGTACCTTCTCCGATAGTCCGGCTATTAATTTCATAACGCTGTCCTTCTGTACTTCGAGAAGTCTTTTGTCATGCTCATGTGCCATCTCTTCCTGCACCTTAGGATCAAGTGAACACCTGAAGTCTGATCCCTTTGCAATCGGAGTTACATTAACCTGCATACTGATAGTGTGATAGACCTCATCATGTGATGGGTAATCTTCTTCCTGATACAACCCACCGAGATCATTCTTTGCAGTGATAACTGCCTGAGGATAGATGTTGTAAGCAAAGTCATGCTTCAAGGATTCAAGTCCAAACTTTCTTTCCTCAATGAACTCAGCATAGGGTTTCATACCATGCCCACCACCTGAGTACATCCTAGTGGACATGATATCCATGTTAGTAGTCCATCGCATACCACACGTATAATCATTATGAATCCTACGTGTTTCGCTCTGGTACTTTTGAATGGGATCATACAGATGCTTCGGTATAATCCACTTGGATGCCTTAGTTGTAGGTGACTGACCACCAGTGAATGACTCCTTGTTACCACTGTCATTCGATATAGCTCGTGCCGCTTCCCAGCCTAGCTTGCGAGTCAACCCGAACTGTTTCAGGTTTAACTCAACAAGCATAGCACCAGTTAATATCTGTGGTTCTGGTTCACCTGTTGGATTAAATAAATTGTCTGACATATATTCCTCCTAAATAAATGTTAGTCTTTAGTTACGAGTGTAACACCCTGTATTGCAAGGGCACTATTTATTGCATTGATAATTGCATTGGCAATAAACTGATCTCTATTAAAGTTATTGCCGGGGATATCATTAAGGAAGTCTTCAAGTTGTATTAACTTTTCCAAGACATCAGGGGTGAGTGAAGATTCAACAGGCTCCGCCTTAACAGTGGATACAGGTGCACTAATCTTAACGTCAGTGTCAACCATCTCAGGTTTGTATCCATTGGTTTCAGGATATCTTTCCTTACGTGTAGCCCATGCTTTCTTCTGACCATTCTTCCTATTCTTTGCCATGATCATTTGCTTGGTTATTCTTTTCTTTCTGGGTGTACCATCTTTATTTAATGTAGTCATATTAGCTCCTTATATTTTAGTTATAATCCATTGACCACCTCTGGCTACGGCTTGATACCTGCCGAGGAGATCGGTGTCATGTTCAATGTGGAATTTCTGTGCAGTAACTCCACTCTTTAAGGCATAGACTTTCATAGGAATGTACATCTTATATAAGCCTTGCTCCTTCATCTTCTTAAAAGTTTCCAGTGACTTCTGTTGTGCCTCCTCAATAGTGAAAGCCCATCTCCACTGGAGTGGTGTGACAGCTACGAAGATCATGTATCCTCCTATGCAGCAGCAAGCTTGTGATATTCCTTGCTGTTCTCAATGGCACTCTGAATTGATGGGCAATTTGTACCCTCAATCATAGCCTTAGCTGTCTGAGGTAACTCCTTACATATATCACCAAGTCGTTTGATGTACTTGATAATATTATCAGCAGTCTCTGGGGTGAAGTGTCTCTCATTTGTGAGTACACCTACTGAGATCCAGCAGATTCCTACACACATGGAGTCATTCTGGTCAGGCAGTTTAGCCTTAGACCCATCACGTTTAACTGCTTCGATATCAACTAACTTATCTAGCTGATCAATCATGCCAGTAAAGCTAGTCCCTACTCCATCTCCAACCAATCCACATACTAATGCTCTGCGGATAGACTTGAAGCTAGGTAGTTTCTCCCATACCTCTGCATCCCGATCACAAACTTGCAGGATTCTACTCACTGCATGCCATGAACGTGGAGTAGCATGGGCAAATGATCCAGCCTTGAAAGATGCTCGATCAAAGTTCTTAAACACAGGGTTATTTGTTGTGTCCTGATTGGCTATAAAGAACCTTATCCTTCCATCAACAGGGTGCTTATCCTCTCTTGACAGTGGATCAGGCAGGTCATCCCACTTAGGCAGATGACTATAGTCAGATTCAAATCCAGCTACGGCAGCCTGATTAAAATAATCTGCATCATAATCCATCTCCCATATGGCAAACCTGTTAGCCTCTGGGCCTGACAGTTTACCCTGCATGGTTTCATCCTGAGTTCTGTTCGATGCCATAACAGGATACACCTTAGGTGAGAACACAAACTCCCCGATCCTTCGGTCAGTTGTTAACTGCATAGATCCCTTACGAGCATCAGTATCACCAAGCATGTACTCATCCATGAAGATAGTACCTTCCCAATCCTTCTCAAGCATAGGTGCTAGGTAGGATGGTGGGTAATACTTAGTAATCCCATCTTCTATTTTCATCAGCCCCCTTAGATCTATGCCTTCAATCTGTGAGAGTCTTAGATCTATCAGGTGAAATGGTTTCTTTCTGCCACTACTGATATGGTCAACCAGTTGTTTAATGGATGCTGATTTACCCATACCCTGATGTCCAAAGATGAATGGTACTACATCAGCTTTCATACAGAGAGCTACGGCTGTCTGTGTTTCGTTAAAGTTTAATGCTTTCATATATTCCTCCGTTTAATATTTATCATTTAAGTCTTGGATAACTATGATCACCACGATCACAGCTATAATTGCTGGTATTATTAATTCAACCATCTATTCTCCCTTGTTTCTAGTTAGAGTAGACTGGTACTATCGCTAGGATATACCAGTGGTTACACCTTGTCAAGTTTTATTTTACACTGGTATATTACTTAGGCTTTTTAGGTAGGAGTTTTCTTTTCCTGTAATAGTTAATCACAGGCTTTGAATAGAAGTCACCCATCACCCTCCCTTTTACCTGTCAGCAGGTAATTAGCCATCTCGTTAAAGCTTTGCTGTGCTTCGGTATGGGTCAGGGTTACTTCCTTCTCCATATACTTTCGTATATCCTCATCAGAGTAATCTTCTAACTCACATATAAACTCATTGCTCTTAGTTTCATATCCAAACATAGCCTCATGCGGTGGACATTTACGAACTCTGATGTTATATGTTTTCCACTCAGCAAATCCTCCACTGGATTCTTCTATTGTAACTATTACTCTCATAAGCTTACCCCTTCCATAGGTTCAGGATGTTTAATGGTTAAGAACTCTAGGCTTTCTCCCACTTCCCACATCTCTGAGCAGGTGTGGCAGTGCCATAGTTCATCGTTGTTTACGAACTGATCCACATTAGGTGAAAAGCAATGCGGACATTCAATTCTTGTGTCCATTATATCACTCATGTTCCTCCTCTGCTGGGTTCTTGTAAAAGATTACAACAGATGCTATCTTCGGGTCATCTATCGTAAATTTAGTTCTATTCCCTAGCACTACCCAATTAGTATGCCCATGCTGTGCATCACAGTAAGCATCAAGGTAATCTGTTGGGAATTCTGTTAAGTTTCTTAGCTCCATATTCCTCCTTAGAATGGTAGTGGTTCGTTATCCCGTAGCAATTCTTCAATCTCTTCCTCACTTGCTACGTTTACATAGTAGTCTTTCAATGAGCTTGCTGTATATGCAACAAGATCTTTCACATCCATGTTGTCAACTACAATATCAACTGTATCCTCTATGCGTTCAATGTAACGCTCATCAAATGCACGAGGGTTATGCTCTTTAATTTCACTCATGCTCCTCCTTGTATTTCACCATCATAATCTAACAGAGCATCACACTTTAATCCCCATACTTGCATGGAGATACTAAGCCCAACATTCCCTGCCTCAGCATCAGAACTTTCAAAGCGAAAGTCCCATGTTTTACCTACAGTTTTATTGAGCCAAGCCTCAAGTCCATCAATGAACTCATCATCAGTTATTTGACTCATATTCCCTCCATAGCATTATCCTCTGCTTTAAAGAATCCTTCCGATAAGAATCCCCTGAGGAGTAAGGTTACGTTTGTACTATCTAACTCAGCTAACTTCTCAACTAATTCGTAGATAGCAGTGTAATCTTTGTTGCCAACATCTATGATAACCTGATCTATGATGGCAGTGATTTCTTCCTCACTTAGTGTGGGCATGTAACCTCCTGTCTACTTGGTGATCTAGTTCCTTGACAGCCTGCTCATCATCAATCTCCTCAAAGATTATGAAAGCTAGTCCATCTCGTTCAGTGTCTCTGGTATTAGAAGTGTCGTTGCTAATTCGCTCTTTGAGCATACATCCTCCATTGATTTAAGTGTTTCTATTGCTATAGATCTTGGGTCTTCATCAGTAACAACTGATATAGTTTCAAGACCTTCGTGAAGTATTTTCATTACATACATCATCTCGTTTAGACGAGCATGATTGTATATCTTGTTGGTTTCTAACCCGATTATTGCCATAAGCTCTCCTTTAAAACTCTAGTTCAACTGGTTCAGTCTCACCACGCATCTCTTTCATGCGTTCCTCCTTGACTCCTTCCCTCATATCTTCGTCATCACTGAGATTTTTCATGCAGTAATTACGAATCTGCTGGGTTACATCTTCAGTTACTCTTGTAACCTGTAGTACGGAAGTAGAATACTCAGCTATAAGTTCATTCACTTCCTCATCGTTTTCAACTAGGTAAGCAGACTGTTGGATAGCTTCACCGACTGCTTCTCGTATCAGCTTCCTGATGAGCCTGCCTCTAACTTCTTCGCAGATATTTTTTAGATCGAAGAAGGCAGAGCCTACTGATTTAGTGTTCATATTTCCTCCAGTAATTTGATTAATTCTAGGTTGATAGCTTTTCTCAATGCCGTGCTTGCTTGTTCACCTAGCATCCCCTTTATTAACCCTTGTTCAGTGTCCTTGTTTTTCATGTATAGATCGGTAAGCATTCGTACTAGTTCCATCTGATCCCATACATAGGGCTTGATATGTGATTCACTCATATATCCTCCATGTTTAGTGTGTAAAAAATAACTTGACATATATGCAATCTGACATTAGAATTGCACACCAATAGCTCAGAATTCTGACTAAGCTATTGGGAAGCAACTCAGATGTGGTTTAAACTTCCCATGATACTGAGGCTAGGTGATGTAACCTAACCTCAGTAATCACACCGGGAAATCTTGCTATGCAAGACTCCGGAACTACTGTTGAAGGATGTATATTTAAAGGCAGTATTATATCTCGATAGATTCAACACCTTCCTTTATCAGAGCATCCTTCCAGTATCTCACTGTCTCACCTTCAGGGTTTACAACCCTGCCATCAAGCAGTATACGATTACGCTTCTGCTTAGGCATTGTAAGGTAGGACATAACTTGGTTATCAATGGATACTTCAGTTACAGTACCACTACTAGCTTCCAGCATAGGATGCTTACCATAAGAGCCACCTCTGCTCTGGTTAGCAGGAGTACAGGATTCAATCTGGCTGAACACTGCCTTGTGTGTAGCAAGTTCAGATGCAATGTCTCTCTGTACTTGTGTACTGTCTTCGCTAAGTTCACAACCATTAGCGGTAATACTTTCAACTCGTCTATTATTAGACATAGTTCACTCCGTTTAGAGTTAAGGTAAGATGACAACAACACCATTGTTGTGTCATAGGATGTTCAAAACACCCCTAGAATGAAACGAATGATTACAAGGCTACGCTTACCTAGTGTTAGGACATCGTTTCAATCTAGCGTGGTTTTAAACGTAAATTGGGAAGGTTGTGTAACTGTGGAACTTACAGGTAGGTTACAAAGCTATGTAACTTTCTTTTCTTTATATATTTCTTTTCTTTATATATAGTCTTATAGTAAATAAAATATATATATAGGCTTGAAAATGTAATCATCGTTTACGATGAGTTAAAAGGCTTATAAAACAACCACTTAGCCTAAGCTAATTGACCCTGTTATAAACCCTTTAGATGAACCCTCACCCTGAGGGATCGTAGTCTGGTACTAGGTGAAACCCCTGACCTTTTACCAGACTACACACTCTGCCTAGATCTTCTGGTCAAACCACTTGATCTTCGGTATACCATCAGCATTGCACTTCACTTTCACTACTTTCTTAGGCTTCGCATCCTCCTCAGATACCATAGGCTCGCCTTCAAAGTGCCTTACAACAGGTTCAGTGAAACTGAAGTTCGTTTTACCAACTGTGTTAGCTGGCAATGGACGTATATTTGTCCAGCATATCCTTGCCCCTCTATGTGGGGTTGGCTTGATTATTTCCTTCGTCATACTACGCTCCGATTACATGGTTTACATTGACTGGCATAAGCAACTGTTATACCAGAGTTAATTGCCATTGGGGTTGTAACAGACTGGCTGTTAAATCCTGTAGGCATAAAAAAAACCCCCTGCAGATCCGTAGATCCACAAGGGGTTCTGGGTAAAGGCTTTAGCCTTTGTACCAAGCCAAAATCTTGGCGTTGTTTCTGGTCTTAGCCGTTGCCCACTTCAGAACCGAAGGTTCTTTGTGGTGTGTTGCCCAAGCCTTGCAAAGATTTTTAATCTTTGCGTTGTTGAACAGCTTCCGGCTTAGCTCTGCTAAGCTGGAGTTGGCGAAGTCAGCGTAGTGCTCATCCAGAGCCTTCCGAAGCTGGGCGAAGGGTTTGCCCTCCTCGTGCTTCGTCAGGAACTGCTGAAGCTCTGCTTCACTGGAAGCTACGCTTCTAGCTCTGCTTGGTTTGCTTAGCTTCGCTACGGCCTTTTCAAGTGATGCAATCTGTGATTGCATTTGTGCTACGTCTTCGAGTAGCTTTGTTGCTAGATTTCCCATCGTTCACTCCTGTGCGTGGGGTTGGTTCGGCATTCACACACGCCTGTATGTGCGGGTATGTGCCTGAT